GGTAAGCTTCGACTGGGTTTGCCCTGAGCCTCTGCGCAGCCTTTGCAGTCGCTCCTCTGCCGTCAACCTTACCTTTTCTTTTCGCGGGTATCGCTCTCTCATGGTCGCAATTCTCTTTGCTTCGGACTCTGGGCTTCTTGCCCACCCGTAAGAACCATCGCCACCTGCCGTGCAGTTCAGGCCCTTGTTTTCGTGCCCATATGTTCCCATCTTTTCAATCCAGTAGATTTCACGCTCGCAAAGTGCCTCCTGCCCCAGCGTTACTTCTTCAAGGATTTCTTGGATAATGTTGTCTTTGCCGTGTTTTCTGATCCAATTGGAGACCGGAATGTTTCCACGCTTTGTTTCGGCATTGTGAATGTGACCAGCAAGCCGCGAGCGGGGCTTGGCGGATGTGGTCTTGCCGACGTACCTGATTCCGTCTTCCGGGTGACAGGCGCATCTCAGGCCGTATATGAAACCGCCTTTTTCGTGCTTTAGGTATCCAGACATAGTGCCAGTGTAACACGCCTCAAAGCGATAAGTGATGCTTCTCCGCAAGAGAAAAGCCCCCAGCAAGTGCCAGGGGCTTTTCTTTGGGTTTATTTAGACGCCAGTCCCAAGACTGTACCCGCCCAAAACCGAGAACCAGGCGATACCCGCGACCGGCATCCGAAGACGCATGTCAATCGAGTCGTTCTGGAACGAACCCTCAAACGGCGACACAGCCGAACCGCCCTGGAAGGTGCCCGTTGCGTTCTCAACCCGAATCTCAGGAGCCTCGTGCCCGCGAAGGCGACCAAGCTCAAGGAAGGGGCGACGCAGGCCACCCGGACGGGGGACAACGTACCATGCCGTGCCGGTGACGTACTCCGACTCGATAATCTCGATGTTGCCGAAGCCCTGATCCTGGGCGCTGAGGATGAACGAACCGTCCTGCACCTGGATGATGGCCTGAGTCAACTCGAAGCGAGCCGAATCTCCGGCACCAATCGGAACGATGACAGCGTAGCCCGTGCTCGAACGACCAACGTAGCGGTTGTTGACCGTGCGCAGCGCCATCTGCTCAATCAGCAGGCTGAGCGCGTCGCGGCTGAACGGGGCGTTGGCGACAACCGAAGCACCCGAGTAGGTCGTACCAGCGTCAAGTTGCTCAGTTGCACCAAGCGCACCGATGAGGGCCGAGTAAACCTCGTACTCTTCGGTGTCGAGCGCCACGCGAAGCATCTCGCCCGGAAGGTCAGCGAAGAAGCCAGCGGCGTCCTCGTTGATTGACGCTTCCCACGAGTAGCCGGTCTTGAAACCGCGCTTCTTCAGACGACCGTAAGCCGCCTCGACGCTGCCAACGGTCGCGTAGGGGTACGGCGCAAGCTCGGCAACGACAGGCGCAATGCCAGCCGGGTTGTCGGGGCCTGCATCGTCACGCTCAAGACCCTCGAACTCACCGAAGATGCCACGCAGGACAGCCGGACGGAAGTCGGGCAGAACGCGAACGCCAGCGATGCGGTTCCAAGTGCGGGGAAGCTCAAGGAACTGCGGAATGAACTGAATCTGCGCGAGGAACGCCGCGTTGAAGATGGCGTCCGACGTGGTCACCGTTTCAGCAAGCGTCGCGTTGGCGATCTTGTCTCCACGGATTGCAGCCTCCATGAGCTGCTTAACCTTCGCAACCTTGGCCTTGGTAACACCAACACCGGGCTTTGCGTAACCGTCAAGGGTGAACTTGTCCTTGAACTCAATCTTGCTCATAGTCTCACTCATCTTAGGTCGCGTCCACGAAGTCGCCAATCCAGACCGAGCACTCCGTAGCCGAATCTTCGCCAATAAAGCGGTCGATTCGTCCGAACGGAGGGTTCGTGCTGGCAGTCAGCGTGAGGCTCGTCACCGTGTCGGTGGAGAGCACGGCGTAAACCGGCGTGTTGCGCACGGTTGAGGCCGAAGCACCCGTCACCGCAAAGCGGAAAGCGCCGTCGAGGGCAACAGTTGCCTGCGCCGCGTCGAGGCCAATTCCACCACTGGGGTAGGTGATTTCGTAAGGCCCGAAGGTCTCGGTGCGCTCAGCGTCGCCACGGTCGGTAAGGGCAACCGCAGGAATGCGACCGCTAGCCGAAGTGGAAACAAGAGGATCGCCCGAAACGACACCCGTAACAACGGGCCACACTTCGGTCTTCGTGTACTTGTGGGTCATGTTCAGTGCCATTAGAGTCGAACCCCCGCAACAGTCCAGTCTTCGGTCGAAGACGTGAAGCCACGCCCAACCTCAGACTCGTTCAGAACAGCCGACTTGGCCTCGTCGTAAACCTTTTTCGCCTGCTCGATGAGCGGTGCAACATCTGCACCACTACGCGCCTGCTCGATCAGCGACGCGCGCTGACTGGGCAGAAGCTCCACCGATTCGATCAGCGCACGCTTGGCGTCGAAAGCCGTAAGGGCCTCCGTCACAGCCGCGTCCAAAGCCTCGGCGTCAACCTTAGCTTGGGCCTCGACCTGCGTCTTGCCGTCGATCTTGGCAATAAGGGCTTCAACGAGGGTCTTGAGAGCGTTAAAGCCCTCAACGATTTCCTTGTTGTCCATTATTTCTTTCTCCGTGGACGCCGAGGTGACGCCAGGTTTTTCCGAATCAAAACGTGCCGATTCGATAAGACTTTCGATTTGCTCCTGCAAACCAGAGCCTTCAAGGCCGGGTTCGGGAACGAGGTCAACGCTGTTAGCGCGGTGGTATTCCATCGTCAGCACGTTGCCCTGGGCATCTTTGCTGCCAGAAACGCTGATACTGGCACCGGCAAGCGGCCCCAACTCATCCAGCACGTCGGCCCACTTTTTCGTGGCGGGCTGGAGGTCAGCGAAAAGCGCCGCCTCCTCCTCAACCCAATACGCGCCATCGGGGTAGGTACCCACAAGGTCGCGCAGGCTACGATCCTGCGGCTTGGCGTGTCCAAGAAACGCTTTCGTGCCAGCCGGAATAGCAATGGGGCCGTACTCGCGCAAAACGTCAGCAGAGTAGTAGCCGCTGGAACCCTGGCCGGGTGTGGCGATCTTTACGCGCCAACGCTTTCCGGCTTTAACCGGCGCGGTTGCGACTTCAGTAAGCATCTCCGACATGATACTCACAATCATATCACCAAGCCCGTAATGCTCAGTTTATGTCTACTCTTTTAGCGAGTTGGCAACTGCCTCAAACCGCTCCACCAATTCACGCATTTCATCTAAACGAAAACTTTGCAAAGCGTTCGACAGAATATCGGTTCGCATGTCATTAGCACCGACATCGTTACCGCCCGTGTTGTTGCCGCGCCCCTGATCGGGCGATGCGGCCTGGGTGTTTATGTCCGTGTCAACATCTTTACGCGGCAATGAAGCCGTGTTGTTCGGCAGCATGACGCCATCAGGAGCCTTGTCGTGCAGTGGTGCCACGTCGAGAATGTCGAGGATGTTGGAGCGACCCTCGTCGGCGTGGAGCAGACCAGTGCCCCAGGCGATGATGGAGCGTTGCATTTCGCGGTACGGGTCAGGCTCTTGGATGGGGTCAAACCACATCTTCGGAACCGGCATCGAGAAGGCGGAAAACACTTCGGCGTAAAACTCAACCCACTCATCTTGTCGGAAGCGCATGGCGTTGATTGTGGACGGCGTAAGCGACTGCGCCGCACCATACGATGAGCCAGCCGCAGCAGAGTCCGACAGAAGCTCGATGTTGGGCACGTCCAGCGCCGCCGCCATCATGGCCGCAACGGGGCGTGCTGAAGTGAAGTCGTAGCCTTTACCAGCAGTGTTGATCGCCTGGAGGTCTTGGCCGTCCGTCATCACCGCAGTCTGGCCGTGGCCGGTAGCGTTTTTCACCTTCGTGGATGTGGCGGTTGCCGCCTTGCCGCTCTTGGTGGTGATCTTGTACAGCATTTTCGACAGCGCCTCATTAACGACGCGCCCGTAGCGCATAATCTCCGAATACGCTTCGTACCAGGGCAGTGCGGCAATCGAGTCTGGCAGGCCCATCGGCCAACCCGTTTGGCGGTTAAAACGCTTCACAACTGCCGTGACGTTAGCCGCAACCGGAACGCGCTCGTTGTTTACAGTGAGGCTCGTTTGGCGCGCACCCGTGAACTTATTGGTGTAGAACCACTCTTTACGCACCTTGCCAGATTCCGCAGCGGGCCACGTTCGCTGAATGGCCCAAATCTCGTCGGGGAAGTCGGGGTTAAACCGAATGTCGCTAACCTGCTCCAGCGGGAACGACCGCACTTCATCCAACGACGTGTAGCACAACGCAATCCGCACACCATCCGTGTACGCGCAACGCTCCATCTCAGAATGTGCCGACGCGCCAAACAGGTTGTCCTGGTTTACTTGCCGCTCATAGAAGCGCCGCAGACGGCTGGGAGCGCCAGCCTTCTTACTCGGCTCGACCCCTTCGATGTGGATGCCTTTCGCCCACACATACCCGCGCCGCAGGTTCACGCCACGCTGCATGAGGCTACCGCCCACCACGTAGGGGCGAATAGTCTCGGAAATGTCTTTCACTTCATCGAGCGTCAGACCTTCAGAATGGTCATTGCCGAGCACGCCGGTAATCAGCGTCCAGCCGCGATCCTCGAATGCAAGAGAGCGCCGAACATTGTCAAGGCTTTCCCGCAAGTCTTCATTTTCGTTGCGCAAAGCCTCGAATTGTTCTTCGATTGCTTGGAAAGGCGTCGATTCAGGCATAAAACCCATTCTATCGCACCTACATGGGCCAACCTTCAGAGGTGATTAGGTCGTGAAAACCAAAATCGGGGATTTCTTCAGGCTCAATGGCAACGACGCTACCGAGCCTTCCAATCTCATCCCGCATGTCTTCGGGAATGTAAAACGAATACCAAGCCGCGTCAGCAAAGTCAGGAGACTTTTTGCCCTCTTTACGCATGTCGGATTTTGACTGAATCTTGATCCGGTTACGCGCATCGTATTCGTACTGGATGCTTCGCAACTGGTCGATGAAGTCTTCGTCGTCAATGTCGAGGTCAAGCAGTCCTTGGTGCGCTGCAATCTTCATGTCGAAAAACGCTTCAGCGCGCGAATTGGTGTACGTCTTGTTTTCTCGCGCCGGATCGCCACCAGCCATCTTGTACAAGTCAAACGTCAAATCCCTTGACGCCAAATCCTGAATAACCGCCATGCCAACGCCCGACGAGTCAACTTTCACAAACTGCCCACCGGTAGCCATCGCGAAGTCAATGATGCGGTCGGCGTTACTCGGATTATCCGGATTATGTCCCGCGAGCGGTGCGCCCTTCCAAATGGCGACACGCCGCACAATCCAGCCCTGCCTGCCCGTAGCAATGGCGGGCTTGCCGGTTTCGTCGTCAGTCTCCCACACCTCGCCCGACTGGCACGAGTAGATGGAACTAAAGTCACCCTTGTCGCTCCAAGCAATGTCAACGCCCAGGTGGATTGGCGCATCCGGGTCGGGTAGCACGTAGGCGTTTAGGCAGTTAGTGATGTCGCTTTCGCTGAACACCGTGTTGCCCGAATCGAAAGCCCACTGGCCGAGCACACGAGCAATGTAACGCGGGTCATCTTCGCCCCACTCTTCTTTGCGCTCGTTGATGTAGTTCCAGCCCGACATACCTTCAGCGCGTGCCGGGTCAAAGCCCGCCTCGCCCGTAACTAGCGGCGAGTCAAATACGCTAATGTGCATCCGGTTCCACGATTCGGTTTCTTTCACCCAAATCTTCGCCATCTCGCACGTCGGGTCGGTCGGGTTGGCGATCAGCAACTGCCGGTTGTGGACACCTGTCGCAATATTTGCGAGTGCTCCAATCATGCCCGCATTCAAGCCCACCGCCTCGTCGCCAATAGCCAGCAGGTAGGTGGCGTGTACACCCTGGAACGCCACGTCCGACGCCTCGTTCGGCGGCTTGCGGCCCTGCCCAATCAGCACGCCCGAATCTGTTTTCCACTTCGAGTCGTTTGTCACGTACCCTGGCAACGGGTGGTCGGTCAAGCCTTCGTCGTAGCGCCGCTTAGCAAGCTCGTGGAACTTTTTGATGTTCGTCCACAAGATAGCGTTCACCTGGTCAACAGTCGGGGCGGTTGATGCCACAAACACTTCATCCAACGGGTGCGTGTCAATCCACCAGCACGCAGCAAGCGCCGCAATCCACGACTTGCCAACGCCGTGCCCAGCCGCCACCGCCGTCGCACGGTTGTCACGGATCGAGTACAGGATTTCTTTCTGCTTACTCCAAACCTGCAAGCCCATGAACTCTTCAGCCCACTTCACCGGGTCGTCGCGGTACGTCCATGCTTTAGAGCGTTGTTCGATGCGCCCAGAAGCGATCTGAGCAATGGCAGAATAACTACCCATCCTCAGCATCCAATTCGGCGGCAATCGCTACAAGCGCCCCCCGGAACGTGTCTTCCACTTCGGCGCGCGGAACGCCCGACTCTTCCAGGCGCTTCTCCAACTTGCCCAACGTGAAATAGAACGCCCGGTCAACAATGTCCATCAGCACTTTAGCCTGCGCGGCCTGCACCCGGTCAATGTCGGCATCCACCTGCGCACGCTGCTTTTCCAGTTGCTCAAACACGAGTCGGATGGCATCAAGGTAGTTCTTCGTCTGGTGGGCGTCCTGACCGGATTCTGCACGGTCTTTCAACTTGCCCAAAAGGCCCTGAAGCGCGTGGAAACTCAGGCGGTACACCTGAAGCTCGCTAAGCCAGTCCAGGCTACCGGTGAGCCGGTCAATCTCCAGCGCGACGGAGGCTTCGGTGGTGTGAACTTCATCGGCAATCTCCGCAATGGTGAGGCCTTTGAACGCCAGGTCAAGGATGCGCTTATCTCGAATGCTCAAGCCCGTACCAGTAGATGCCATAGTCAGGCCAGTCTAGCAAAAGAAACAGGCCCCCAACCGGTGAAGGTCAGGGGCCGTAGCGCCGTGGCGCGGAAACGACTTGTCTAGAGCCGGAACTACTCTACCATCTCTGGAAGTTCAACCATTCCGCTCACGGCAAACTCAAACATGCGCTTCGGCTCGATAACTTCACCGTCAATACTATGCTCATGCGTCCAAAGTGGCGTGATAAACACCTGCACATCCGGCCCAACCTTATCCATGTGGGCCATCACAAACACGAACGCATCCTGCACGCTCGGCACCACCTTAGCGTAGCGCGCCGTGTATTCGGTGGGGCTTTCCGACAACTGGATCACTTTAGACTTCCGTTCGCTCTACAAAAACGTGATCGACGTTGGGGCGGGCGCGCACATCCTCCACCAGCCGCTGCAAAATGGCAACATCGCCGGGGTTGGAAATCCACTCATTATCGACCGATTCGCCTTTATTGATTGCTTTTGCAAGCCGATCAATCGCCGCCACGAGCGACCGGATGCTGTCACGCGACTGCCGATCCAGCGACACTTCTACGTTTTGTGCTTTAGCCATTAGAAACTTCCTTCACGTTCCAGGGCATTTCGTCGCGAGTTGCGCCAGCGGGAATATCCCAAAGCAAAGTCCACCCTTCGTTGCTCCATTCGTAAACCTGACAGTCCCTAGGAATGCCTCTGCCATAATCGCGAAATAAAATAGCGTTCTTTGCCTGCCCAAGCCCGGTGTGAACCTTCTGAACCGGACGGCGGTCTGGAATGACCGTTAGGTATGGAAACGACTTTACTGGCATCAACTTTGGTTGGCTCACTGCTCCTCCTTCATCTTCCTACGCGCCTCAAACGCTGCTTCAACAACATCGAGCGCATCGCCATCTTCGGTAACCTCAAAAAACACGCGCTCCTCGCCAGCAACATCAAGCGACCACACGTTCATGGCGGAACCCGCATCGTGTAACGTAATCACAAGCTCGGTGGCCCCATAGGGGTCGTTGCCTTCCTGCATAAACACTTTCACGGCGCATCTTCCTCTTCTATGAAGTAGTTATGTGGATTTGGCTGTGATGCAACCCAAGCGTCAGCATCGTCACGCGCATCAAAAGTTCGGCACGGAACATAGCCGCAACAGTCGCACGCGCAGTCAATCGCGTATACGACGAAGATCACATCATCCATGCCCAAAACCTAGCACATCAAACAACATCCGGCACTTCACGGTCAAACAGCCACCGGCCATCCTGCGTCTGGATTTGCAACCAAGAATCGCCCGCACCCTGCCTTTGTGGCTCTGCGGGCACCATCACGCAGTCGTGGCCTTTACGCCACACCAGCCAATCGCGGCGGGCACCACTAAACGAGCCACCACAACCGCAGGACTCAGAGGTTCTCATAGCGGGTCATCGTCCTGGTCGGTGATTATCGCCAGCGCGATCACCAAGAAGCCGCCGATGAACATGCCGCCCAAGAGGCCGAAAACGAAGAACACCATAGGGTCATCACTCATCCTCCACCCCCGTCACGTCAAACGCTTTGACATCCAACAAGTACTCGCGGCCTTCATGCCAGAAAATAATCGACGCACCATTACGCTGCGCAATGCCCGACTGCTCAACCAAATCGCCGAAAGCAAACAAGGCTTGGATTTCTGCGCTCACAGTTTGATCCCTTCTGATAGGACTTCGTATTGCCAATCTTGCATTGCCGTGTTCGCGCAAACGTCACCATCACTGTTGCCCCACCACTTGCCTGAAACGTCCGACACGAAAATATCCCGAGTGTCGCCGTAAAGGTTGAAACTGTCATTAGACGCAGTAACGCGAATCACCGCACCAACGCCAGTCGGAAGCTCGCGGATCGGGGTGACTTTTACCATGACACCGCGCTCCATGTATAGGTAGTCGGGGTGATCCGAGGGGGTGCCGTCTTTGTAATTCGAGAGTGACCCACCCAGCGACCACATCACCGCCGATACCTCGTCCCCATCAGCATCGGTGAACTGCACCCGGACTTTTTGCCATTCAGTCATTGCTACTACTCCGCCTCATACGCGGCACCAGTGATGCCTCCGGCGACGATAATGGCGATGATCCCGAGCACGCCCGTGTAGCCCCACTTCTCATCTTCCAGCCAAGCCCCAGCCGTGAACGCCGCCAGGGTGCCCACGATAAGCACCAGCGTCACGGTTGCCATGATTCTTGCAAACATTACTGCTCCTCCCGAAACTTTTTAGCTATCTTCTTCTGCCGCCTACGAGCCAAACGCTTAGCACCCGCCTTGGTCAGCCGTAGCCACGGTTCCGCATTTTCCGCGAAACTCCAAACCAGCGTGCCGAAGGTTCTGCCAATCGTGGCAACCTGGCCAGTGTTCACTTGCGCTTGCCATCGAACTTGGCCCATGTCATTGACCCACTTAATCGGCTCTGGTACATCTCGCCAATCAACCATTACTGCTCCTCCATCATCTTTTCAATTCGCTCTTTCACTCCACCGGGGCCAGTCCACGTCACCGCAGGAGAAGCATCAACGGCGGTCACAATAGAAGCCACCAGTTCTTCCCGCGCCTCGCGGATCACTTCGGCAAGCCAGCGGTCGAACGCTTTAGCGTCAGCGGGGTCAGAGATTCCGCCGTCGTTGATCCAATGGCCGTCACGCACTTCTTCCGTTGTCGGCGTGTATTCGTCGGTCATTACTGCTCCTCCCACCCTGCGTTCGTCGTCAGGCCAGTAGCCAAATGCTCATTAACGACATGGACGTATCCGACCGAAAGAGCGTTGACCCTGTAATCCCAGGCCACGCTCACCTTCTGGCAGACATTGCACACAACGTCATAACCGCCACCGGGCTTATTGCGAAGCGTAAAAGAATCACGCACCACATTGCTCATACCCACTCCCTCCACTAGATGCCCCCAGCCTACAACCACATCGGGCGGCATAGGGGCGCGCACGATCACAGTTGCGTAACGCTTTGGGCGGCCTTAACGGCGATTTTGTGAGCAAAAAAATTGGCGGCACGGCAACCCGATGTGCCTAAACGCATCGCGGAACCTTTGATGTTGCGAACGTAGTCAAAGCCATTGCGATCCATGGGCCAAAGTTTCGCGCGGGCCTTTAGGGGAAAGTTTCGCGCGGGGGTATGCGAACTCCGATACCCCTGGGGGTATCCGCATAATGCGTATCCTTTACTCGCGCTAGTGTCAATACCCCCGTTATGGGGGTAGCGCGCATGGCGGGGCGTGTGGTATGCGCCCCATGCCGGCATTATGAGCCTCCCTCACTATTACGCGCGCCCCCTGCAAGCTCGCCCCATAGCACCGATTACGTGCAAAGTCAATGCTTGACTTTCGGCTGCAAGTATGCGCTGAATATGTCTCACTATTACGCGCGGCCTCGTGCCCATGCGTGCGGGCGTTACCGAACCGTTACACATGGGCGGGGTGAAACACTTGCGCCCGTACCTATTACGCGGGATAATCGGGGCATGACTAACAGCACCTGCCCCCTGACCACTGACGGCGCGCACGACATTGCATGGATGGATGCCCCGGCCATGCACTACGACGGTGGCAGCGCGCATAGCTTCACGACCCCGCCCATGCGCCGGGGTATCTGTCTCGACTGTGATGCGCGTTTTTTTGACGCGATCTAGTGCCACCCCGCCCCCTATCCGTCATGAGCGGGTAGCGGGCTGAGTGCTACTAGCAAACCCGCTAGACACTATCGAGAATGAGGGAACACATGCGACACGACGCAATTAGCACGCGACTCAGCCCCAAGGGGCAAGCGGTATATGACGAATTGGTGGCCGCCCACGGGCTAGACGCTCTCCTGGAGGGCTACAGTCTGCCCCGGTTCTGCTCACCCGCCGATATCGTCACACAGGCCATTCTGTGGGGAGACGTTGACGCTGAGGGGGTGCTGAACTAATGACCCGCCAACAGTCACAAGCGCGCCGCGACGCCTACACACTGGCAGAACGTAAGCGCCAACAACGCACGACACAACGACGGGCAGAGCGGGCCGCAAAGGTTCGCGCGCGTGAGAATGGGGGGAAGTGATGGAGACGCTAGCAACCCCCGGCCACTCTGCCACTGGATGCACCACTAGCGCACGACCGGGTGACTACTGTCCCAGTGCCTACGAAACGGCCACCGGGCGGCTCGTGCGACTTGACCGAAAACTAGCGCGCTGGCACGATAGCGCACACGGCATCACCGACTAGACAAAGGACTAAACACAATGAGCAAAAACACAACTATTGTCGCCCGCGTGGGCCGCACCGAACGCGCCGGGGTCAGTTACTACGGTAACCCCGCCTTTACCGTCGCACTCGTGACCGAGAGTGGAGATATCTCCATCCATCGGACTATGAGCAACGCGGGCATATCCTACGCAATCAATAACCCCGAATATCGGGAAGAACTGCACGAGTGGCACCTAACCCCTTCCGGTCGTATCAAATTCGCTCGCAAGCTCTCAGACTAGCGCGCTGCACGGTTGCCCTAGAGTCTCACGGTTCTAGGGCTTCCGCGTTGTTCGCTCGAATGACGAAACAATGATGGAGGGCAAGACAATGCAAACATTCGACACCTACCCGGACACCTACGCACCCAGCGAAACTATCGCCCCGCGTGCCGTTCGGCTCATTCTCTGTGAGGGGCCTCACGCCGGTATCACGTTCGCTGCAGACTGTCAGTGTGACCGTGAACGGGTGCCAGTATCGACCCGTTACGGCGTTATCGGTACGGCCTACGGCAAGCTTCACAACACGGGCGGAGGGTGGCGCTTGTGGAAGTCTGCAAGCCCTGCATATCGCGCGGCGCGTGAGTATGTGAGCATCTAATGACCGACTACCGCTCAATGCTTCGAAACGCCGGTGTCAATTTTGCGGGTCTGTCGTTCGCTGAGCAAAACAAGCTCATAACGGCGATGCACAATGCGCACACTGTCGGATATTCGGCAGGGTATCACGCGGCGCTTTCGACCCCCGATTCTTTCGTGCACGGACTGTAAGGGAGACTTTATGACACTTTATGTTTGCACTTTATGCGAATACAAGACCGCGTTTATGTCGGGTGCAATTATGCACGAGAATATCGGGCATAATGGCGCGCTAGTAATTTTGGAGGAACGTTAATGTCGCTAATCAAATATCGCGGCACAAAACGGTGTGCAATTTGTGGAGTATATCCCGGCGCATCATTTTACGCCATGGGGATATGGCAGAAAGATAAATGTCTAGGCGTTGTTTGCGGCTTACACCGTGAGCAATTCGGCAACGTCGAGACTGAGCTACTATCTGGCGTTCACTAATGCGCCTAATCCTCCCCCTGCTATTCGTGGCCCTATATCTCGCTGCTGCTCATGCTTGCAGTGTCCCCTATTGCTAGACGCTCACCCCCTGCTAGTTGTCTCGACTGGCAGGGGGTGAGCTATGTCTAGCGGCTCTCAGTGCCATTCTAAGCGGTTGGCACCCCCTATTGGCTACCTAGTGCCTAGGGTGCCACAAAAGTCTCTCAAAATGGCACACGCGGCCATTCATGGCATATTGCTACCGGCCTACCCCTAGCATCGTACCGTGGCGCGCTAGTGGCTAGTCTCCACACCGCAATGCCCGCCGATACCGGCCAGGGGCAGCACTCGGAGAGTGTGAGAGCACAAAAACCCTGCAGATCGAAGGGTGCCCACTAGATCGGTTCAGAGGGTGAGAAACCTAGGAGAACCCTGGATGCGCGTTTGCGTGCCCCTCGTGTGCGCAATTCCAATAACGTGTTTCGCTATGGATACTACTACACATGAATAGATATATTATTATTGTTTACGTGTTAAGGAAGGTTTAGCACAAAATGGGGCTTATCGAGGTCTAAAAGACACCTAGCAACCTAGTTATCAACGATATAGCAATCCTGACAGCAGATCGAACCTAGATACTTTTTACAAAGCCTATGGATTACACCGGCCATGAATAGCAAGTTACGTCATTCCAAATACACAGATTGCATATGCTTTGGAGCCTATGGATTCGACCGGCGATGCATAAGCTTTGCGGGTGCCGCTTGCAATATCGAGGTTGCTGGAGTGCGGGATGACCTCGGATGCGCGCGCCCAGAGTAGGTCATGTGGTAGCATCGCACGACGGCATTTGAGGGCTGTCCACACTGACAGGAGGAACACGTGGGAAGAAGAAGCATTCTCGACAGCGAGGCGTTTGGGCGGCTGAAAGGTGAACTTGACATGGCTGCTGAAAACCTGGAGGCCGAAAAAGCGAGTGCGAAAATCCACCTGGAAAATCTGGCACGCAAAATGGACGCTAAAAAGGCGCGAGCAATTGTGGCCGCTAAAGACGCAGGGTTGAGTGATTATGCAATTGGTTTAGCGTCAGGCCACACTTCGCATAATTCACGCCGCGCACTAATTCAGTGGGCATTTGATTTGGAGGCGGGAAATGCCTAGGCCAAGTTTGAACGAAAATCCTGTTTATCGGGAAACTCGGGCACGACTAATTCCGGTCAATAAGATCATGGATGAAGCGAAAGCCGAATGCGAACTAATCATGAGGATGGCTAAAAGGAAGGTTGAGCAGGAGACCCTAGACGCCTTGGCTTACGGGGTGAGTAATGGTCTTAGCCAATACGCGATAAGTACCCTCACGGGCAAAACGCGGGCAAGTGACCGGCGTGAAGTTTTTGCACGGGCACAAAAGTGGATTGAGGAACGGAGTACCCAAAATGCCTAGACCGTCACTAGATGCAGACCCTCAGTATGCGGAATATAAGGCGCGGCTGGAACCTCTAAAAGGCATCGTGGAGAAAGCCAAAGAGGATGCGGCGCGCGATGTTGAGCGGGCCAAGCAACGTGTTGAGGCTGAAATGCTGGCGATCATCCGTGAGGCAATCGAGGCCAACTACTCTCAGTACGCGGTTGGCAAGCTCACCGGTAAAACGCGTTCGGAAGATCAGAAGCGACTGATTGAGCGCGCTATGGGTGCCGATTGGGTGCCGAAAGGGGGGCGCGAAGTACCTGGCGTGGTCGATGTGGGCGGCTGGCTGTTTGGCCCTGCCGGTGCTGCTGGCACAACCGAGACCGGCACCCACACGCCTTTTGTGGCCCCTGACGGTACGCGGTACACCGTGGCCTACGGCGACGACAACAAGTGCCATTGGTACTCTGCAGACGGTACGCGACTGACCTACGACCAGTGTGATGCCCTACTCACCTTTGAGGTCGAGGAGTTTGCTCGCGCTAATGCTTTGTAACGGTTTGGTAACGGTGCCTGTTGGGGCTTGCTACCACTAAACCGATACCCTAGATTGGTTTACGAGGGGCCGGGGATGCTGGCCCACGAAAGTTTGGGAGGACATGCAATGGCTGTTGACCAATTCGAGCCGGTGGAGGTTGTCGTGCAGCGCGCCATGAACAACGGGCATCGGGGCATCGGCGGGTTTGGGTACTGCGTCGAATGCGGCGCTCGTGCTGGCTCGTACCGGGCGCTGAACAACTGCCAGGGCGGTTGGTAATGGCAACTCGCATTAGCTTGAGCAACTGCTTTGGCATGGAACCGATTTTCGTGCCCGACAACATGCCGCATGACGAACTGCTGCTCGAAATGGAGCGGTTCGCCGCCGAAGCCGATGCCGCTATGGGTAAGTGGATGCCCGACAACACCATTGTGGTTCGCGCGTGGCCTAACGACCGCTTTGTTGCCAGTGAATGTGTTGAGTACCGCCACACTCGGCAGCACTACGATGCGGAGACTGTTGCCGCGCTGATTGCCGAAGATGCGCGAGTGCGCTCGTGACCTATAACGGCTACGCAAGCCAAGCGCAGTTCCATGCTGCGATGCGCGCGGGCTGGAAGGTTGACCAGGCGCGCCAGGTGATTGCACAGTTGGCACACGGATGGTGTGACCATGAGAACCGTAAATGTAGGGAGGTCAAGTAATGCACAAAGACTACGAAGTGCAGGTCTGGCACGAAGGTATCGAGTGGCGCGCTGAGGTCTACATCATCACTGCTGCCGGTGAGCGCCTGGACGTGCTGAACACCAACATCCACCACGATTACTTGGGCAACGTCATGAGCTACGTTGCGCAAGCGATTAGTGACTACGAGCGGGAGGCGGGCAAGTGACGACCTTTGGCGTTGTGACTGACTACGAATGGCAACGCACGCATAAGACTGACCGCCTAACCATTTGGAGCGGGCCGTTCATGTCCAACTACGAGGGCGAGGCAATCTCTCTGCCCAATGGCGCGGGCTACATGGTGTACGTCTACCAGTCGGGCCGTAAGGTGCGCGTTTCGTGCCCCAGCCCGCGTGACGACACCAACTACCGCGAGGTGGATGATGCGATCAGCGAAGCCCTGGATGCCCACTACGCGAAGATGGGCTACGCAACGGTGGTGCCCGCATGACGTTCATCAACATCCCCAGCGAGGACGAGTTTACCGTTCACGATAACTTTTACCGGTTGCCGGAAGGTATGTCTGACCTGGATGGTTGGCTGATTGCAGACGAATGCGAGGCGCGCTGTTCGGTTGACGGCGTGATCGTTTGGGGGCAGTTTGACGCTGCGCTTGCAGAGCATGGGATTGTGCCGCTCTAAAGAAACCTTTGACAACAAACCCTTTGGGGCGTAGTGTTTACTCATGGCCGCAAACGCTGGCCGGTAGACGTTAGGAGGATTCGTGAAGCTCATCGACAATCAATTCGTGTCGGCTAAAGGCCCGACTGGTGTGTTTGCCAAAAAGGCGCGGGGCCGGTGGCAGTACCGTACAGAGTCGGGCAACCTGCTCGCTTCGGGCATGGAACCGGCAGCGTTTGTGAAGTCGTTTTGGATGCGGGATGATTTTGAGGGAGGCCTGTGATGGACGTTATTGAAGATGCTGGCGATGTTTCGCTGGTGAATTTCCAGGTCACGGCAAGCGACGCGCTGAGGACAGCGGGCAACCTTTGGGCGGGTGAAACTCTCCCCGACTGGCGGGAAAACGAATACCTGCGCGGCCAGGTGGAAACGCTGGCAGACTTGTTCGGTTCGCCGTTCGAGTCTGAGCGCGACTGGGAAGATGTCAAAGACTGGTACGCGGCACGGATCGGAGGTAACGCATGAGCACCACTACAGCACTGACCATGCCGTTCACAGAGGCGGTTGCGGCGTTCAATGCCGTGATGCCGCATATCGGCAAAGACCCGACAACTCGCGTGATTGAAGGAATGTATGTGTCGCCTGAGGGTGCGCTGCTGGCGACAGATCGGTACACGGTTGGCCGGTACACGCCCGCGTATGACTCGCACGACTACTTCCGTGCCCGATTTGAGGGTGAGAGTTTCCAGGGTGCAATTCTGCCGCTGGATGCGGTGAAGTTCGTTGCGAAGATGCGAGCTACCCAGTTTGGCGATAAGCGGGATGCGCAGTTCTTTGCAATCCGGTTGACGTTTGATTCGAGCAACGGGCCGGTAGTGCGTATCCAAGTGCTTTCTGGTGTCAACTGGGAGCGTTACGACGACGCTGAAAGCAACGCGCCTGAAGTTGTCCAGAGTGCGCGGTTTGATTTGATCGGCGGCAAGTTCCCGCCTGTTGAGCGCCTGTTCCCTGACGACACTACCGAGTTTGGCGCGAGCACGCTGAGCCTGAAAACCTCGTTTCTGGTTCGTGTGGATACCGCTGTGAAGTGGCTGGGCGGGCGCTCTGGGTGTGCTCGTTTCCAGTTCACTAAGACCGACAATCCGAACAAGCCGGGGCCGGTGCACGCGCGCGTTTTTGGTGACATTGGGGGCGCGTCGGGTACGTTCGATGCGCTGATTCAGCCGAATCTTTTGATGCGCTGATGATCTACGTCACGTTCGGACTATACGATTTCGTCGTGTACCTCAAATGCACGACAGATTGCGGCCAACCGGCGCGAGCGAAACGGCACCGTAGGGGTATCTCACGTAATCCGCTGAAAGCGTGGCGGTTGCTGCGCAAGTTGCGGCGCGAGTTCTACAAAAGCACCTACTACATGGTTATGGAACGGAGGGCAGCATGATTTTCAAGAGCAAGCAAGTGAACCTCGACCCGAACCCCTACGTCAGTGAGATTAGCGGTTTGCGTCGTCCTGCACCGACTGACACGAATCCGTCAATCTGGCGCTACGCCCCACGCCCCGAGTTCGAGCCGACGCGCGACCCGTACCCTTGGCGTAACCGATACGACGGAAGCCGTTGGGCCGACCCGGGCATAGACCTCGGCGCGGTGATGCCCGGAGCGGGAGTGCTCGACTGGGCGCCCCGCCGCGATCAGTTCGACACGCCGGTCAACCCAGTGTTGGCGGAGTTCCGAAAGTTGTGGGCTGGTCAAGTTGACATGTTTGACCAAGCCGCGGAGTTGGCGGATAACCTCGGAGACGTCGATTATCTCTGGGAGTTGCAGCGGGATACTGACTACACGCCCAACGAAGTCACCCACGCCCGTAAAGTCTTAGAGCGACTGGCGGCTTTTGAATCTAAGGAGGCAACGAAGTGACTGAGTTCGTAGCAAGCAACGGCACGTACGTGTACACGCCGAATGGAGACGATTCGTTTGGCGTGAACGGCATCTACATGGATGACGAGGAAATGCAAGCCCTCCGTGAGTTCTTCCTGCATGAGCGTGACATCGAGTTGGGTCGGTGGCGGTCAAAAAAGCACCCGTCATATGTGGTGTACCTGCATGATGACGACCGGGTGCGTGTCGTTCGCGAGTCGGATGGAGTTTCGTATTCCTGGAATCGGCTGAGCGTCACGCTCCCGTATGGGCAGGGTTGCGCAGAGCTTCAGTTTCAGCCTGTGGCGCGTGAGTTTTTCACCGCGCATCCTGAGCCGAAACCGTGGCACGACGCGAAAGACGGCGAAGTGTGGGCGCTCGGGCTGGGCGGCGGATACCACGCGGAATCCGTAGCCGTCACAGGAGGCAAGTTCGTGCATGGTGTGAAGAATGCTGTGCGCGTTTGGGAGATTACCGATCCCGGCATTGATTACGGCAAGCGCATCTGGCCGGAGGCTAAAGATGCAGACTGAAGTAAGTCCGAGCGATCTTGTCGGCGTTGCCGAGATTGCCATGCTGGAAGAGGCTTTTAAGGATGCGCTGAAGTGTCAGATGCAACACGCCGAAGAGTGCACGGTTGAGGTTGTTGCGCGCGGGGTTTCGTGTATGACGAGCATGAATTTCTGCAAGGTTGCGCAAACCATTCACTTGCTGAAAATGGCAAACGACTATAAGTGTGCTGATTGCACAAGATATGCGCGTGACTGCTGGCGCATAATCCCAATTTAGGGTACGCTGAAATGGTTTCTACGACAGAAGGAGGTAAGCATGGTTGAGAAGTATGTGCCGAAGGTTGGCGACAAAGTACGCGCCACGTTGGGCGAGAACGTGCTAGTGGGGCGAGTAGATGACATTGGCGAGAAGTTCGGAAACTGGGTCAGCTTGCTTCCTGATGGGATCGAAGATGTTGAGCCGTACCTTCTGAGCGGTGCCGACGGTTGGCACTTTGAGCAGTTCGTGTCCGTGCCTACGAAGTTTGGGGCAGTCATCCGACGAGCAGACGGTCGCACGTTTGTACACGCACCGAGCAGGATTGGCGACACGGTGCCATGGTTTGCCAACAGTCGGCACTGGGCGAGTACAGAAAACGCAACCGCTGGTGGTTTCACTGTCCTGTTCGACGGGGTAGACGAATGAGCAACCCGCTCACGCAACTGGTAGTCGAGTTTCAGCACGCCGAAACCGCCCGCGACCGAATCATTGCCCGCGCTGAAGTGGAAATCAAAAACGCTGAACACGATTTCCGTGAGCGAATGGCAATCGCTGCGCAAGGTGCCCACACTGCCGGGGTGACGCGCTACATGGCACAGAAGGTGACCGGCGCACCCGCAAGCCAAGTCAACGAGTGGTTTGGCGACCTGCCGACTGCGAAACCTGGCCGTCGCCGTAAAGACGACCCGATCTACGGAGGTAAGCAATGAGCGAGTTTGAGTACATTGAGTGCCCTGAAGGTCAAGAGCAAGGCCCAGCGATTGAGGGCACAGCGCCCTACTGTGTGCCCGCCGACGAGGCAAATCCCAGTGCGCCCGTACTGGAAGTGGGCTTGTTGATCTACAAGAAGCTCGACGCCACACTCCCCGCAGCGTGGCCCAATTCGGGAGAGCAGACGTTTATTGCTGCGCAACCGGGCACGAACTGGTTTACGGTTTTCCCCGGCGAGTTGCCCGCGCATGTGTGCGGTGACGGCTGGGCGGTGCAGCAGGACGCCATTGAGCATGACGGCAGTTTCGTGTGGCCGCTGACGATTACCTACCCGGACAACGTGTTGTCGAAGGCTGGCGTGTTGAATGCCGCCATTCACCAGGAGTTGTCGGAGTTGGTTGACGTGCCTGAGTGCGTTACGGTCACGCCCGAGCCGACGCCGCCGCCTACGGCCCCGCGCGAACTTGCGGAAACTGGCTTTGACCCCTTGACCGGAATGCTTTTTGCCGGTAGTGTTTTCCTTATCGGGGTTGCTGTTCTGGTGGCCCGTTCTCTGCGCAAGGGGGCCAAAGCATGACCTACTACAAGTGCGACGACTGCGGTGAAACTTTTGACCGCACCGAAATGGTGTTTGACGAGTCGGGCGAAATCCAAATGTGCCAGACCGATTGGGCTGATTTCATGGGCGCACTGGCGTCCGAGGCTTACGCTGACCGTTACCACGACCCGCGCCCCGCTGTCGGTGGCTACGACCCGCACGACCCGAAGCGCCCCGACTATGTTGAGCGGCTGCTTGACGCGGCTGACGATTTGCGTAGTGAGCGGGCTTTCGCATGACGCGCGGGGGCAACGGCTTGCAATATAGGCTCAACATTGATCTGGGTAATTTGCGTGATGCGCTTATCACCTACCTGGAAGATGTTGACGGCGGCTGGTACGACATGCTGAGCAAGGAAGATTTTGTGCAGCGGGTGCGTATTGCCCTCGATGATCTTGACGAGTCGGAGCTGGGCGCAATGCATGACCAGTACATTCGGGACGACGAAGGCCCGAAACCACACGATTCCAGCACCACGACGACAGGGGAGCAGTGATGACACGACAGTTTGCCGTCGTATTCAACCCGGACGGCACGCACGTTGTGGAGGCGGTCGGCCCCTTTCGCTCGCCAGAGCGTGCGCAAGAGGTCATGGAGCGCCTTGAGCGGGCCATCGACTCACACGCGCCAGACGAGTTCCAGGACTTTGCTTGGCGCATCCCGCGAGTGGTGACCTTCATCACCGAGCAGGAGGCAATCGACGAGTACGGAGTTGTTCCGCATTCGCCCGATTCCGAGAGCGACCAGTGAGCGCGTGCGGAGTGAAGCATCTGGAGGTCGGTTACGGCCATTGCCCGAAGTGCTGCGCGATCTGCCGTGAAGAGTTCGCTGCCCCTGTTTCCGGGGAGGGTGACCGATGAGCGGGTTCAGACTCGAAACTGCCCACCGGCACCCTGACCCCGACGACCGCGAATCGCGAGACCTGCCGTGGGATCAACACATCTGTGTCGATCACCGGCCACATTCAGGTAAGGCCCGCGACTGCATGGTGACGTACCCAGTGCCGACTTCTCCTGATTCCCGCACGGAGGGGGAGTCGTGAGCGCGCAAACGTGTGCAGTCTGCGGGCAGGGCGGCTACTGGGTGGGGTATGACGAACTTGCTCGCGAAGATCGGTGTCTCAACCACGTTGAGATGATGAGGACAAGCCATCTTGACCGCGCGCCCATCATTCCTGATTCCCGCACGATCGACCTTGAGGGGGTTTCTGGTGAGTAACGAAGAACTGATTGCACGGCTGAAGAACCTGTCATTCCACACGTCAAGCCGGGAACTCAGCGAGATGGTCAGACTTGCTACTGTCGCTCTCGAAGCGCAGTCTGCCCCGCATTGCTCCAACTGTGACTACATGGAGGGCATTGAGGAGGGCATGAAGATGCGCCCTGCCCCGTTGGTGGCCGACTCGCGGGAGGCGCTGGCGAACGCGCTGGGCGTGGCGCTGGCGAACGCTTACGACGACGATTCCGTTGTGACGGTTGAGGAGTGTGTGGCCGATACTCTGCTTGCCTCGGGTGTTGTGTCTCTCGCGGCTGACCGTGACCGGGCCGAAGACCCCTACTGTCGCGCCGAGGATTGTCAGTATCTGAACTGGACTAGCGGCTCCATTCCGACTCACAAGCGCGGCTCGACGTGCCCCAACCCCTACCGTGAGAGCGAGGGCAAGTGACCGAGGAAGAAGCGGCAATGATGCGTCTGCGGATCACGGCGCGCTGGATCGCACAAAATCAACCTGAACCTGAGAGCAAGGCCCGCAATGACTGACTACACGCCAACCGTGGAAGAGGTGCGCGAGTTCTACAGCGACAAGTGGGATTCCTACTTTGACGAGGCGAACACGCGCGATTACATCGAAGGGCGCATCGCTGACTTCGACCGCATGATTGCCGCTGTGGAGCGTGCTGCGGCTGTGAAAGCGTTACGGGACTTTGGCGCAGACCTGCTAGAGCGCGTTAAGCCGGTCGTGATGCACGAGGGTTCCGGTGCAGTGTTCTCTAATAGCCCGAAGGGTGACTCGACGGAGTTCTGGTCGTACTCGAACGCGAGCGCGTACACGATGGCTGTGCTCGAAGTGTTGCGGCTTCTCAGTGTCGAGCCGGAGCAGATGCAAGCGACCACCTATCACGGCGGGCGCAGTGAGCGTCGGGACTTCCAGACAGCACTGGCCGACCGTATCGAGAGTGGGGAGCAAGCGTGAGTCGAGAGATTCCGGTGCGGTTCCCGCCACCGCTAGCGCAGACAAAGCGCAACGCCGAAGGGCTGCGCGTGCCCGTCATGCAAGAGCCTGTTATGGAGTGCGGGCAGACGGTTCGACTTGGCGGCAAGTTGGTGCAATGCATACGACAGGCAGGGCATCCGGTTTATGTGGCTTGGGGCCACACGAACGGTTACGACGAGTGGTGTTTTGACGAGGAGGAGCAAGCATGAGCACTGTGGATGAGTGGGCCAAGCGAGAAGCGGAGCGCGAGTACCCGGATGCGGTTGATGGCTCGACGACATTTCGGCTGGATACAGAGCGTCAGGTTTACATGGAGGGGCTTTTGGCCGTGGCCGCTCTGTTGTTGAGCGACGAAGCCGTAGAAGCGGCGGCGCTGTCCGGGTGGCACCCCGTGGTGTGGTCCGATGTCAGCGAAGTGGTGAGAGAGTCCGAGAGAACACGAGCGCGCGCCGCTCTCACTGCCGCTTTGACCAAGATCACGGAGGACAAGGAATGACCGCACGGGATGAACTGACGCAAGCACTAGGTGTTGCTCTCGCCAATGCTTATGACGATGATTCGGCGGTGAGCATTGAGGAGCCGGTTGCTGATGCCCTGCTCGCGGCCAATTACAGGAAAGTACCCGACAGAACGGCCCTGCGGCGAGCGATATGGGAAAGGTTTGCAGTTAGGTTCGGAGAACCTTTCAGCCCGGTTGTGCTTGAAATGACTGACGATGCAACTGACGCAATTTTGGCTTTGATGGATGGGGACAACGAATGAGTCTGCTGGATGCTTGACGCCCTCACGCCGCACGAATGGCAAAATCGCGACATCGAAAACCTGCTGTTCTGGGACTGCACAGGCCTGGTTGCGGTGCAAACCGGTGGCGGTAAGTCGCTGGTCGCGGTGGAAACCGCGCTGCGTTCAGGGCACCACACTCGCGGGGCAGTGCTGGTGATCGCGCCGAAAAGTACGTTCAAGAAAACATGGGTTCAGACCTTTGAGCGGCAAGGTGGCATTACGCCCAGGAAGATCAACTCGACCAAAGACGGCAAGCAAGCCGAAATGGATTTGCGGTTCAACGAGCCGGGTGTGTACCTCATCAACCACGAGTTGTTTACGCGCCGCGACTGGGCGGGCGTTGAGGTTGAGTTGTGCATCACGGATGAAGCTCACAAGATGTCCAACTACCAGATGTTGACGAAAAAGAAGGTCAACTCTGGCGCGTGGAAGTTGACGCATTTTGCAGCGAAGCGCCGCATTGCAATGAGTGCTACACCGTACCGCAACAACTTCTCGAACATTTGGACTTTGCTGCGTTGGCTTTATCCCGACCAGAATGGCCGAGGTCAGATTGCTGATCGCTCATTCTGGCGGTGGGTCGAAGAATGGTGCGTGGTCGAAAACGATTACTTCGCGGGCAAAGTGGTGCGCGGCGAACTGGTGCCGGGAAAACTGGTCAGCCAGATTCCGTGCTACATCTACCACGCGAAACGCCAGCCGTGTTGCGATTTCCACCCGGAAGGCTTTTTGGCAACCGACGAGCCGGAGCGCATTGTACGCACTGTCGAATTGTCGCCCGCAATGAAAAAAGCCTACAAGCAACTGGAAGAAGACTATGTTGCGTTCTTGGGCGATAACCCCCTGGTGGTGGAACTGCCCATTGTGATGCGTGCGCGGCTACGTCAAATGTCGCTGGGCATGATCCAGGTGGACGAGAATGACAACGTGACTTACGCGGTTGACTGCGAAAGCCCGAAGTATGACGATTTGAAAGATGTACTAGAGCAGGAAATCCCTGGTGAGCCTGTTTTGGTGGTGACCCACTCGAAGCAGTTTGCGATTGTGCTGGCCGAAAAGTTGCGGCGCGACGGATACACGGTTGCCGAGTGGCATGGCGACCTGAAGCAGTCCGAGCGGGATGCTGAGGGTGAGCGGTTTGAGGCTGGCGAGGCGCAGATCATGGTTGGCACGATTCAGGCAATGGGGACTGGCACCGACTTTTTGCAGCGAGTTACCCAGACGATGGTGTGGATGTCACGAACTGACGACAGCACGGACAATGAGCAAGGACTTGGCCGTCTTGACCGCATGGGAGGTTTGGGGCGCGTTGTGAGCATCGAGATTCAGGCGGAGGGGACTTATGACGCTGGCGTTATGGGCAAGGATTTGCAACACGCTTTGGAAATGAATCGCACACTTGCCGGTGCATCAAATGTCGGCCAGGCTGACAATGAATGAAGGGGAGGTAACTATGACCATGAACGCAAATAGCTCGCTCAGCACTTACGGCCAATTGCCGGAATCTTTGGCGTGCGCAGAGCAGGTGGATGGCCTGTACCGCGAAGTGAACATTGCGGCGAACCGCTGGTGGGATGCGTCCGGTGGCGTCGTCGGCGACATCACTGTTGAGCCGTTCAACACCGATGGCTCGTACCGCATCTGTGTTGTGTATTGGGGTTTCAAGACTTACTTCCCCGACCTTGCTGCCGCCGATGGTTGGGTTGAGCGCATGGAGGCGGCTCGCAACCCGAAGGGGGTTCCTGGTGAGTAACGAAGAACTGATTGCACGCATTGATGCCTACTTTGATGGAGGTACACCGATTGACGCGGCAGAGAGTTTGCTGATGCGTGCTCGGGCGGCTCTCGAAGCGCAGTCTGCCCCGTTGGTGGCCGACTCGCGTGAGGCGCTGGCGCGATGGTTCGCTGAGCGGCGCGGGCATATTGTTCCGAGGTCTGGCGATGTGTTGAACGCTGATGCTCTTCTCACTTCGGGTGTTGTGTCTCTCGCGGCTGACCGTGACCGGGCGGTCGAAGATGGTTTTGAGTACCGCCGTGTTGCCCCCGGAGGGCGGGTCTGGTTTCCCACGTTTGACGAGCCGCCGTTGTTGGATGAGGGCTTCACGATGCAACGTCGCGCCGTTGGTGAGTGGCACCCCTACCGTGAGAGCGAGGGCAAGTGATGGCTGCTCGAAATTGCATCTGCGACGGCGGCTCGTTCGATATTCGCAGTCGGCCTTTCATCGTCAACGTGCAGTGTGTTGTTCACGGCGCGTTGGGTGGGCACGCTGTGGCGGCTGACGAGTACACGCCGACCGTGGATGAAGTGCGGCGGGATTATGCGGCTGGTCGTGACCGTATGGGCTTGGTGATTGACCTCGACACGCACGCCGACTTTGCCCGGTTCCTTGCCGCTGTGGAGCGTGCTGCGGCTGTGAAAGCGTTACGGGAAGCGGCAGTGATGTTGGAGAACCGACGGGGTAACCTCGCGTACTCATGGGAGATGGTTCGCGCCGAGGCAGACCTTATCGAGAGTGGGGAGCAAGCATGAGCACTGTGGACGAGTGGGCCAAGCGAGAGGCGGAGGAGCGTTACCCGCCTGAGCACTATTACGGCAATTTGGATGAGTGTGATGCGGCGCAGGAAGCGGGGTCATGGGGCATCAACCGTTTGGCCGCTCTGTTATTGAGCGACGAGGCCGTGGAAGCGGGGGAGGCCGAGCAGATGAACCACGCACGCAACATCGTCTTTGATGGCGGCTGTGCCTGCGGTGAGCCGTTTCCGCTGACGCTGGCGGGCATCCGGGCGCACGATGTTCATGTGATGCGCGCCGCTCTCACTGCCGCTTTGACCAAGATCACGGAGGACAAGGAATGACTGATGAGTGGACGCAGGAGCAGCTGCAGTCTCATGCTTTTGAGAAGGGGCTTGTCGTGACCGCACGGGATGAACTGGTGCAGTGGTTTGCTGACCGTAGGGTTGGCGGTGTCGCTTTGGTTGCGAGTCCTGAGGACTACGAAACGGCAGAGGCCTTGCACGCGGCGGGTTGGCGGAAGATGCCAAGCCGGGAGAACGTGATTGATCGTTTGCGCGCCGCAGAGCACGCGCCGATGTACGACCACGACGAACGCGACGGCTCATGCCGCTCGTGCCCGTGGCCGCTTCACATGCTGGCCCCGGAAGACATCGCTGACGCAATTCTGGCTTTGATGGATGGGGACAACGAATGAACCTAGAAGCACGCGCCCTAGCACTCCTTGAAGATGGCGCATCGTACACCGAAACTGCCCGCACAATCGGCAAATGTCGTAACTGGGTTGCAAGCCGCTTTCCCGGTAGGGGCTGGACAAAGCAGGAGGGCGGCGCGTATGGTTACATGATGCGTAAAGCCAACGAGAGAATGGAGTTGAAGTGAGCGAAGATTCAGGATATGCCTTTCTTGCTGGGCTAATTGCTGGTGCTGTGCTTGTGCTTATTGCGATTTTGATTGGAGGGTTGGGATGACCACCGCAGAAATCAACGCATACTTGGTTTGGCGTGCGCAGCGTGAAGGCCGACAGGTTGATGTGTCGCCGGAGGCCTACGAGGCACATTTGCTCATTGAACGAATCATGGAAATCTGCGTTTCCCTCCATGAAGGGGAGGACGAGATGACTTCCGCACTTTTGGAACTTTACGAACTGACCCAGGAATATCACCGACTCGAAAAGGAGAACTAATGCCCCGACCAACGAAAGCCCAACAGATTGCCCGCGAGCAGGATGCCGCAAAGTTGGCCCGCTACCAGGAGCAGGAGGCTAAGCGCGCCACACGCATAATGGCCGACACGCCTCCGGTGCTCTGGGCGCTTCTGGTGTTGTCAGCGATTGCGTTGCTCACCTCGTTTGTATTTTCCTACTTCGCCCTCGTGGAAGTTGCAGTGTGGATGCGACCGCCGCAGGAATGGTTGACGCTGCTCGTCCCCGGCTTCATTGAGCTTGTTATCGTGCTCTCTGCCCTTGACTACGTTGTGGCGCGAAGCCGTGGTGAGTCGGGGCGCACGCCGTTTTGGATGATGATTGCTATGAGTGCCGTCGCCGTCATTGGTAACGCCGCCCACACGTTCTACGAATGGCTTGCCGAGTTTGATGCGGTGCCGTGGGAAGGCTGGCTGGGCGTTGCGCTGTCGGCCATTGTGCCGCTGATTGTCGTGTACATCTCAAAGCGCATCACGTCCACCGTCTTCAGCGAGCCTATTGTGCTGGACTAATGTTCACCCCAACTGGCGTGCATGGCGGGGTGATGTATTGCAAGTACGAGCACCCCCTGACCGAATCAAACCGCAGGTGGCGTACCGATCTTCGCAGGCAAAACGGCGGGTACTGGGTGTGTCGGATTTGCGAAAAAAACCGCCAGGTTTCACGCAACAAGCCCGAATACAAAAAGACCTTACGCAACGCCTCAAAGGGCAAGTTCTGCAATCATGGTCATGCGCTCGAAGGCGACAACATGATGTGGCATAAAGACGCGCGCCGTGAGGCTGGCGGGTTTTACACCTGCAAGACTTGCTTTCGCACCAACGCATCTAAGCGGCAGGCCAATTACCGCAAGCGCAAAGCGCGGCAGGAGCATTTCACTTACGTTGGGCCGCGAGAAATGATTGCCGAAGTTGCGCAGCAGATTGTTGATTCTGCGCTGGAAAAGACGGAGGCCGAAAAACTCGTTACGCTCAAGGCTGGCCTGGTTGCTCATGCTAGACTCATGCGGCGACCGACTTCTGAGCCTGCTACGGCGGAACAGTTTGAGGCCGAGTTCGCCCGAGCGTCCGACGAAATGTGGAAGGCAGTTGACCGGCTGATGGCTGCTGAGAAGAAAAACCCGCTGGCGCATCTGAACGTGAAGCCCGATGCTGAACGCGCGTGGGATCGGTTTAATAAGGCGCTGGAAGAGGCGCGGCTGACCGGCGAGAACGTGCCGAACTGTCAGGATCGCCCTGCGGAGTTTGTTGATTACGATGAAGATAACTTGCCGACCGCCGATGAGGCGTATAGGCTGTGCCGCGGCGATGAAAATACGCCGAAATGCCCACTGCTGGAACTGTGTGCCGTATATGCCGAACAGGAGCGCCCCGCTTGGGGCATCCATAGTGGTGAAGTATGGGTCATGGGCGAACCAGTGAACAACGAGTAGAAGGAGGATCAAGTGAAGAAGAGTTTTATCATTGCGGGGGCGCTTGCGACAGGGCTGGCGCTTTCTGGCTGCGCGAGCGACGCATACGTGGTTTCGGATAACCTTTCAAGGGCGGCAGACCAGTTTGAGGTTGAGCGCCGCATTGTGTTTTTCAACGGCATTACCGACACTTACCTTTTGACCATTGAGGGCCGGTGCTCGATTGAGTCAGACAATGTTGATTCACAACTGGAGGTCGTCTGCAAGATCGGCCCTGAGGAGTACGTCAAGCATTTCCTTGGCCTCAGCGACAACGTTTCGTACTTTGTTGAGCAACAGGAAACCATTGATGTCAGCGAGTACAACTACCGCGTCATCTTCAAGCCTGAGTCCATCATCCCGAACATTGACCCGCAGATTTCGGGTCTTGACGCAAACGACTAAAGGAGGCATCAAATGACTGAATACACCGCACCGCACGTCTACACCGCCCTGTTGGCGATCTTCAAGGACATTGAGGTTGATAAGGATGGCACGCTGCCCAGCAATATGAGTGGCCGCGCCTACGTCACCGCTGGCAATTTGAGCGCCAAAATCAAGGAGCAGTTTGTCAAGCATGAGCTGATCTTCCACCCGGTCTCGGAGCGCATCATCCACCACGAGGTTGCGCAAGATAAGACGCAGCGCACACTGATTGCCCTGTCCGTTGAGGGCACCTACCGGATCATCAGCACCAAGGATGGTTCGTTCATCGAAATCGGTGGGGCTGGTGACGGCCTCGCAACCGCGACGAGTGTGGCAAACAACATTGCGTCAACGAACGCTCTGAAGAACGCCCTGTTGCGCCTGGTGATGGCGACTGAAGGCGGCGTTGAGAGCCAGTCGAAGGATGGCATTGGCGAGGCTGATTCTGCGCCCGCGCAGGTGTCGGGTCTTGCCGCCGTGCGCAAGCGCCTACAGGATGCGTCGAAGGCGGTCGAAGGCCCGGTGAAAGGTTCGGAGTACCTTGACCTGATTCTTGCATCGTCGGAAGGGGACTTGTCCTCGAAGACCCTGAAAGACATTTGGGGCGACGAGCAGGCGTTGACCGTGCTTGAGTCGCTGGTGGCTAAGGCGTGAGTTGGTTCATCGGTTTTGAGCGCCGGTTCGAGTTTGACTTCCTGCGTGAGCCTGGGTTCTGGGAGGTTCACATTGGGTGGCTGTACTTCGGTGCGGTTGACCTAGGGTTGCATCATGCCTAAAGCAAATTCGCTCAAGTTGGTGCCGTATGCCGACGTTGGGATTTGGAACCGAGAGCGCGGTTACTACCAAAAAGTGCGTCGCCTGCTGGAGTACACTTACGGAGCGCCCGGTGAGCAATCCGAGACCGGCTACGGCGAGGGCGGAAGCAAGATTGACTGGCGACCCAACGAGCCATTCCATGCAACCCTGCGCATCGACAGGCTGGAGCGTGGGCGGAGTGCGGCGCGCTTCTGGTTTGTTGATGACACGCTCGAAATCGAGTACCCGTTTTTCGGCCAGGGGCTTGTCGAAATGTTGTCGAAAGCAAACATGCAGGGCGGCGTAGTCGAAGGCACTTGGATCGCCGTGAAGCGCGGCGCAAACTACGGAATCGAGATGTTGTAAATGACTCGCGGCCCAGCCCTGGCACAATACTGGAGCGCCGAAGAAAACGACGGACGCGGCTATAAACGCCCCAGCACTGGTGAGCAAGTACCGGGTGTGACATCCATCACCGGCCTGGTTAACAAAGACTTGGCGCAGTGGGGCGCAGACCTTGCAACCCGCTGGATGTCTGAGCACTGGTTTCAGTGGAATCCCGGCCAACGCTCCGAAGAGTCTGCGTTCAATTCGGCGCGCTACAAGTGGAAAGATTACCGCAACGAGCGAGGCCAGGTTGGTACGAACGTCCACAACTACATCGAAGACTTGCTCCTGGGCAGGAATCCGCTCTTTGAGTTTTTGGAGCCGGAAGAACAACGGCGCGTCTTGCAGTTTGAAGACTTCTGCTTCCTGACCGGCTTTGAGGCTACGGCCACCGAGCGGCAAGTGTGGGGCGGTTCATACGGCGGCACGCTGGATGCTCATGGCTGGATGTATTCGGAGCGCCTGGGGCGTAAAGCTCATGGGCTGTTCGATTGGAAGACTTCCAAGCGTGCGTATTTTGAGTACATGATGCAACTCGCTGCACTGAAGAATGCCGACTTCCAGTTCATTCAGCGCCCGCAAGCCGAGGCTGACACTAGCCCGCTGGTCAAAGACGGTAAGACGACTCACTGGGCTGAAGTGCCAATGCCGGAAGTGGAGACAGCTTGGATTGTGCATCTTACTGACGACAACTGGGCGGTTCACGAGTTGACGGATGAGGAGATGCACTTGTCTCGATTTGCCGCGTACACTGAAGTTTGGTGGGCGGAGAAGCGTCTGAAAGAAACGCTGGGCGCGCGGGGCCAGAAACTTGATCGCCCCGTAGACTGGTTTGATCCGAAAAAGGATTGACGCATAGCAGTTCTGGCACTAGAGTGGTGCTAGACTTACACCCTCGAAAGACAAGGAGATTTACATGACCATCAACCCGAACAACTACACTGGCGTGAGCGCCACCATCGTCGGCTGGGCCGCGACAGACCCTCGACCGCCTGCATACGACAAGGATGGCACCAAGGGCGTCATCGAGGTGCCCATCGCCCACAATGAGGGCTACACCAAGGACGGCGAGTTCGTGAAGACTGGCACCACTTGGTACTCGGTGGTTGCCGCTGGCGATGCCGCGAACGAACTGAAGCGCATCAAGAAGGGCGACAAGATTCGCGTGGATGATGCAAAGCAGGAGGTTCGTGAGTTTGAGACTGGCGGCGAAAAGAAGCTCGGCATTACGCTGCGTTTCGGCAAGGTCACCGTTCTGGACGCCAAGGGCGGCGCGTCAGCCGCAGATGCAGACCCGGTGTTCTGATGCCTGAGTTCCGCGTAACTCTTGCTCGCAAGATTGAGGGTAGTGAAAACCCCAATTCTGCCCAGTTTGACGAGTCGGATGCTTTCCTTATCTCCACTTTTCGGGCAAGCGACGAAAAGATTGCTGGGGTAAAGGCCCTCGACCATTTCCGAGACACCTTTGACTGGCATCCCGACTGGGTTGTCGCTGGCGTTGAGATGGTTGACGACGATTAGTTTGTGGAGTTGCCCGCCATTTTCAGGGGTGGAGGTGGCGGGACACAATTTCATGGGGGTAGCGGTTTCTGGAATACGGAATGCGCGCCAATTCCGAGAAGTCCATCTTGGTCGAGCCATCGGTGAACGGGACTGACTGTAATCGTGTCAGGCGAAACCGGAGGAAAAGGACAAAAGCATCTGGCCCGGATGCAGTGACCGTTAATTCTAGATGAGTACGGCAACCCGTTGCGAAGACGGGAGGGCACCTAACTTCATAAGAGTCGCTGGATAACCGGGAACGCCAGCGGTCAGTGCAAGTGCAAGCCACCCGGCGCATTTATGCACGCACGAAAGGAAGCCCATCCTGCTTAGCGGCAAAACGGGCACAACCCCCACCACTGGTAGGCAGCGGTTCAAGCCCGCAACGCTTCGGTTGGTCTAGAAGGGCCGAAAGCCAATGGCGACTGTTGAGGTTCAAATCCTCAGTGGGGGACGATATGACATACACAACCGACGTGAAGATGGGGCGCTAGACTGTAAACTCTCTCAACTGGAAGGCGGGCAGAAACATTAAGCACCTTGACCAGCGGGAGTTTCTGACAAAACTGTTCAGCGGCCTAGACTTCGGCTACGTTCAACTTGTCACCAGCCCCACCACTGGGCCGGATGTAAAGTTCAACATGCCGCGCACCTACGACCTGTTCACGGGTTTCGGTGACTTTTTAGAAGACGCTAAGCGGCTTTCCGTGGGTGACTTGTGTTTCGCGGTTGCAGCATACGGTCAAGAATACCGGCGCAAGAATGACCCCGAAGCGAAGACCCGCGTCGTGTATGCCGATGTGGACGGCCTTGACCCTAAAGATTTCCGGGTAGCACCCACATTCCTTGTGTCGTCTTCCCCCGGACACTGGCACGCTTACTGGTTGCTGGAAGATTTCGTGCTCAACGATGAGGCCGCAGAAATCTCCACCGCCATTGCCAAGGCGCACGGCTTGGATGCTTCAAGCGGTATTGCCACCAAACTGCTGCGGGTGCCGGGGAGCGTGAACACTAAGTATGCCCCTGCGCATACAGTTCAGGCGTACCAGAATGTTGAAACGCTCTACACGCTGGAGCGACTGGCGTCCTTCTATCCGCTGGGCGCTGTCGAGGCTTACGATTCGGTCGAGTTGCAAGCGCCGGTTGAATGGCCCAACTATTTTGATGCGCTCGCAGAAATCCCTGCCGACAATCGCATCCAAATGCTCATGGAGTGGGACAAGCGTACCGCCGATGACCCAGAGAAACGTAGCGAGCACCGCTTTGAGTTGATCCGGTTGCTCATGGAGAAGACGCACCTCACCCCTGAGCAGATCGCTGTCGTTGTTTGGCACGCGCCAGTCTCCGACCATTTCCGTGAGCAAGACCGGCCCATTGAGCATCTGTATAAGTTTGATGTGGCGAAAGCTCTCGGCAAGCAGGTGGAGCCGACCGAGTTGGAGCGGTACGAGCCTGAAGAGGCCGTCACTGATGTGCAGTTCATCACCGCCGAAGAGATGATTGCCGTCTACGAAACCCCCGGCTTTTTAGACAAGTGGCGTGAAATCAACTACGCCAACCTGCATCCGAAAACGCCCGACCAGTACGTGCGGATCAACGGCTACGCGCTGCTGAGTGCGGCTCTGGGTAACAAGGTTACGGTGATGCCTCCAGGCACGTCGCGCGCTGTGTTCTGCAACTTGTACGTGCTCAACGTCGGGCAAACCACATCGGGTAAATCTGAGGCCCTGTTTATTCTGAAGCGGTTTATCAAGGCTTATAGCGAGAAGGTGGGCTATGAACTGTTTGTCGGCTCGTCAGCCACGTCGGAAGGTCTTATCAAGGCCCTGAAGGGCTACGACAAGCGCACGGCTCTGCTCATCACCGAAGAAGTGTCGGGCAAGTTCCGCTCGTGGGCGAACAGTGCAAACATGGCGCACGCTCGTGAGACTGAGCTTGAATTGTACGACAACTATTTGCCGAAAAACTTGCGTGCCGGTGATGGTGCTGGCTCGGTGGAGAACGTTCACTTGTCGTTTTCGCAGTACATGATGGGTGTGGATTCAGAAGTGGAAGGCTTGCTTGATCGCGGCTTTCTACGTTCCGGCTACCTGCCGCGTGTTCTCGTGGTGAAAGGTGAGCGCAGCATCTTTGACGCCTCCGAGCAGTTGGAGATTCCGCAGGGTGACCCCGACAAAACGCAAGACGTTGACCCGATTCCCGGCATTTGGGCTGAATCTTTTGCCGAGTCGATTCGCCGCAACAGTCGTCACGAGCAGGGCCGCTTTGGCTACATGGTGATGCAGTTTGAGGATGATGCCTGGTCGCGCTTTTTGCAGTTCCGTGCGAGCCTGCTGAAGTTTGCGGAATCCCACGAAGACCCGGATGTGGTGCGTCCGATGGCGATTCGTTTTGCAATCAGTGCCCAGAAGATGATGGCGTTGCTTGCTTATGAGCGCGCTGCGGGTGTTGTGCAGATGATTGACGTTTTGCGCGTGCTGGCCGACTGCGAAGATTTCTGGGGCTGGAGTATGGACTTAGTGCAGGGCGTGTCCGATTCGGCGTTTGCTCGGATGCAGGATGAGGTGCTAACGTGGCTGATTGCCCGCAACCGTAAGGCGCGTCTGGTGGACTTCCACACCCGCTACGCCTCGTGGACATTGAAAGAACGTAGTGATGTGCTCGAAAGTCTGATGGCTCGTGGCGTTGCTGCGGTTAGGACTAGCGATAAAGGATCGAAACACTTGGAGATGGCAGAATGAGTAGCCCCAAGGACATTTATCACATTGAACCAATAGAGTCAAAGTTCGCCCAGGCCCTTGTGGTAGAGAATCATTACCTGCACCGCCGCGCTCAGTGCATGTTTGCTTTTGGGCTATTCGAGGGTGAAGAACTTATCGGTTGCGTCATCTGGGGTAAGCCCGCATCTCCCTGGCCCTGTCGCGGCATCTGTGGCCCGGAAGAAGCCGATCACGTTTTGGAGTTGACCCGCCTCTGGATTGATGACAAGTCTGTAAAGAACGCCGAGTCTTTTTTGATCGCATCGAGCATCAAGATGCTACCGGAAAAGTATGACATTTTGCTTTCCTATGCCGAGATTCAGCAGGGCCACGTTGGCGTTGTTTACCAAGCAACCAACTGGCTTTTTACCGGCATGTCTGACAAAAACCTCGAATGGTGGGTTGATGGCAAGCCACTGAAGCACTCTCGTCACGCTTTTGACGAACTGGGTGGCGTCGCTGAGGCCAAGAAGCATTATGGTTCGCGCATGGAAAAGATGGAGCGACCCCGGAAGAATCGCTACATCATGTTTCGAGGGTCAAAGAAGAGGAAGAAGGAACTTATGTCAAAGTTGCGCTACAAGCCAATGCCGTACCCCAAGGCCGAGCAGTGAAACCACCGTTTCCCTACTATGGGGGCAAGCAGAGAATCGCAGAGAAGATCATCGAGACCTTTCCGGCGCACGGGCACTACATTGAGCCTTTCGCTGGCGGGCTGAGCGTGCTCTTGGCTAAAGAGCCGAGCAAGCACGAGACCGTCAACGACCTCGACAAGTCCCTGGTGACTTTCTGGCGCGTGTTACGAGAGCGGCCCGAAGAACTTTACAATGCGTGCCTGCTGACGCCGTGGTCGCGTTCAGAGCAAAAGACTTCTACCGACCTTGATGTGCCCGATGAACTGGAAGTTGCTCGCAGGGTTTTTGTGGCGCTGACCCAAGGGCGCGGTGCTCGGCTGAGCAATACGGGTTGGCGCTTTGTGTCCGATCCGAAGTCACCCACACCCATGTCCCGCTACCGGGACGGCTATGTTTCGCGCCTTATGCCCGTTGCCGAGCGGTTGCATTCTGTCACCCTGGAGTGCCGTGATGCGCTTGATGTTATCAAGACTTACGGGCGAAAGGGCGCGCTGCTGTACGTTGACCCGCCCTACCTTGCCGAGACTCGCTCTGGGACTGGCTACGGGGTCGAGATGGAAGATGTAGATTCCCACCGCGGGCTTGCCGAAGTTTTGCGTGCCACTGAAGCCAGCGTCTGCTTGAGTGGGTATGACTCGCCACTGTACGCGGAACTGTACCCCGGCTGGAATCGGCTGGAAATCAAAGCTCGCGCCAACTCGGGTAGTCGAACCGAAGTGTTGTGGATGAACTACTGATGGAGCCTAAGCCCCTCCCCTACATAACCCGCCAACCGCTGACGGATTCTGACCGGCAAAACATCCGGCTCGCCAAGCAAGAAGTCACTGACTTGCTTGTGCGCCTAGTCCCGTGGAGCACCGAGGAGCACGCGCTGGCGTTTGGCTACACACCGGAAGATAACGATTTACCCACGGGGGCTACTTTCCATTGCGTACAGATGGCGCACCACACTACACTGGTTGAAGCGATCCGGCGCGTGTTGCTACCGGATGATACTTGGGATGACACCGTTTGGGCGGTGCAGATGATGGGAGGCAAGTGATGGGCGAATATGCAGAGTATGAACTCGCTCGCCAATATCCAGAAGTTTTTGGCGAACCCCGCAATGGCCGTCGTTGGCGAGATATTGAGGCACCCGTAACGGCTCTCCCGGTTGTAAGAATTGGAAATTACCGCTTCAAGGGCCTGACCAGTGGAGAAATTTCCGCCTACGCCCCCGGAGTGCGTATGACCAAAGATTCGGAGCCAGACTTGAGTTGGGGCGAGATGATTACACGTAGTGTAATTTCAAAGTCTTTTGCTAAAGGTCACCCGCGAGAACTTGTAGCCCAGCCCGACACAACCAGGGCAGACGTAGATCGAAAAGCAAGGATTTGGTTGGCCTGGAAGGGCATTGAGATGATGGGAGGTAAGTGATGGGCTGGGTAAGGATTTCCATTGACCGCAAAGGCATAAGCCATGAGGTTGAGTTTGAGATGCGCGAAGAGCGCAATATTTCTGGCGAGTGGCACACGGACGATTACGAGGTATTGCTTGCTTCTGCGGTGAAGTCGATCAAGGCATCCATTGATGCGTCGGATGGCAAGTGATGCACGAAGAAGTCTGGCAGGACTACCGGGAAATCTTTGGCCGCGGCCCGGAGCCGTGGCGTAACCCGTTGGGGGCACTGCGCTTGACGCTGACGGGCAACCCGGAGCACGTTGATGTCATGCGAGCACAGGCTGAGTGTGAAGAGTTGACGCGCATCATCAACGAGCATGTCCCTTTTGACAAGTTGACGGCAATCACCGAACTGCGCAAGCTCGGATACACCGTAGAGCCGGGAGACAATTCGTGACGGCGTTCAACGACCAGTATGTCCGTGGCCGCATGGCTCAGTTCCTTTTTGAGCGCGGCTACCCCGTGAACGACATTGCGGAAGATGGCATAAGCGAGGAAGGCTACTTTGCGTTTCTCAAAGACGATGATGGCAAAAGGATCATAAACCGCATAGAGGGAACTGTCGAGCGAGAAGAGCGCCCTTGGCGACACCCCGAACACTGGGTTGGCTTGGAGCGCATTATGAGAGGGGATTGGTGATGCACGACCGACGCATCTGGGCTAGGGGCCTCACGAAAAACGAAGTGGGCAAGCCGATCACTGTTGACGGCCATCGCTACTTCCTGCGCAGCGCCGAACACTATGACGGACGCACCGTGTTGACGGTTGTGGCGACCGTTGAGTTGCAGCATGATGCGGAGGTGATTGTGCATGAGTGAGCCAATCAAAATTGGTTACATCTGCGAGAAGTCTGGAGGCCATGCTGTTTTCTATGGTATGGAAGATTCTTGCGGCTCACATGATACGGCGGATATTGTTATCGTACCTACTGGCGGTAATGGGCGCGAGATTGACTACGCCAAGGTTGCTAAAGACCTAGCCGACTGGCTTGCCCGCCTTGAGCGAGATGCAGAAAAGTGGCGCTGGGCGCAGTACGATGCGTCTATGGCTGGCGATAATGGACGATGAAGAACTCGACCTAGAGCCGGAAGAGCCGCAGGAGATTGCACCCCGTGACTTCCAGTTGCGCTCTAAGCCGCACGTCACCACACCCCCGGAAGAGTTGGCCCGCATTTTCGGCAAGCGCGACACGCTGGAAGACAAGCGCCTGCGGCTGGAATCTACTGCTCGCCCCAAGAGGGTGATTCAGGCTGCTCAGGAGGTTGCACCTGAGTTGCATATCAAGCGCACGAAGACCGGCGCGTGGAGCACGGCGAGCACCTGGGGCAAGATCGTGACGCAACTGGAGGCGCTGGGCATCCCCTACAAGGTGGGCGAAAGCCACTACTTTTCAGGCGACGAAGTGAAAGCCATTATGGGCAAAGTAGAGGGCAAGCAGACGAAGCGCGTCACCGACTACGTGCTGATTCCCGGCACCGACCAGATGCATGTGTGGTTGAACTTCCCATGGAAAGGTTCACTTGCTGCGGTGCGGGGTTCTGAGGTATCGTGGGCGAATCGAGTGTATAGCTCGACGGAATGGATGGAGGAGATGGTTAAATGATCTACCTAGGCATTGATCCGGGCAAAAGAAGTGGCATTGCATTTGTTATGGCCGACGACGATGCGGTCATTCTGATGAACACGAAAGAAGTTTACGGCGGCGAAGAAGGCTTCGTGGCCTGGTGGGGGGACGCACGCACGGCGCTGACCGCCATCCCCATGAGGATCGTCTATGAAGGCTTTTCCACACGCGAGGGTAAGCACGGGGTAGATCACACGCCCGAGCGCGTCATTGGGGCACTGAAGGCTTTAGCGAACAGAGATGGGCTGAGCATTACCGAGCGACCGCCTGCGGGTCGTAAACGCCAAATGCCGGACGCTGCGCTGAAGCGACTGAACCTCTACGTGCCCGGTGAGGCTAACAGGAATGTGCGCGAGGCGGTGCGTCACGTTGCGTCGCATCTCAAGACCATGAAGAACCCGGTTGTCCTAGACGCATTCCGGTGACAGCAAAAGCCGCCCAGAGCCGTTATATGCCCTGAGCGGCTTTGCTAGATCAGCCACCTACCTCTCATTACTTACGTGGAATGAGGGCGAGGCGCGTTACTCTCCTGCGCTGTAAAACTCTTTGTACTGCTTGTCGGTGATGGCGTTCGGCACGCCAGCGACAATGCCACCAGTTCCGAGCGCAGCAATGGCAACCCAAATCCACTCTTCGGGCGTCACAACGCCATCGGTGAGCGCGCCAGCAAGGGTGACGAGGGCGGGCACAATGAAAGCCGCAATGGCCTTCCGGTACTGAGAAATCTTGTCAATCATGGTTTCTCCTTTATTGGCAACTCTCGCACGCGAGGGCTTCCATAGGGTCAATGGGGCAGGCGTATCCGTCAACGGTGTTGGTTTCGTTCATCAATCCAGTTTAGCACTTGACTCTTCACGCTCGCGCCCGCATTCCACGCAATAGGTGACGAACTCAGGAGCCTCAGAAGTCCAGGTGTGCAGCCCGTCAGAAGAGTTGGCGCACGAATACTCGAAGTCGCTCAAAGGGGTCGTACCCCAGTCACAATTGTCATCCGACCAGTCGATGTATGCGGTTGCCATTTCTACATCTTACCGTAAACGATAATAAGGACGGGCCTTACTTTCACTTAGGGACATAAATGTAGGTACGGCTACATTATGCGCAAGTTCTCCCAAGCGCCATCTTGCGCCGTGAACGTCAACATGCCAGAACGGGAACTCTCACCAGTCTTGTTTGTGAACCACGAGCTACCGTTGTCGCTGGCGGGGGAAACCATGAGCCAGCGCGCGTCACCAGACTGCTGCACGCGCAACGAGTGGAAGTGTCCAAACAGGGCAATGTCAGCCTCGCTAAGCGGCAAGCGCCCATGGGATTGTCCCTGCCAGAACTTGCTCAAACCGTCAGCCGAATTGGCGAGGTGTCCGTGGGACATGCCGATGGCGGTTCCAGCGACCCGCAGGCAGAGGCTTTCATGCGGAAGTTCGGGTACGATTACGTCAACATTGGACAGCGCAGTAGAGTGCTTCACCACATCGCGCAGTTGCTCGGCAATCTCAATGCCGTAGTCGTCTAGCACATGATTTTCGGGAGACTTCGGGCCGATGCGAACCGAGCCGTGGTTTGAGGGCACTGCCGCGTAAGTCAACTTTGGCGACAGGGGTGCAAGAGTTTTGATGCCCTCCAGAAGTAGGCGGCGTGCGAGCCTGATCTGCTCGGTGAGCGCAAGGGTGTTGGTGCCGCGCTGGGACGATGTGGAATTAATGTTCTCAACCGAATCGCCAAGTTCGGCAATGAGGATTTCGCTGGGCTGGTATTCGCGGCAGAACGCTTCGGCTTTGGCCCACGACTGCATGACGCGCTCGGTCAGGTCGTGGTGGTCGAGTCCGTAGTCGCCTTTACCGGCTTGCAAGTCGGAGGGGCAGATGATGAATGCGCCACTGGTTGATTTTGACCAGTCGGTGCGTTCCGGCTTGTAGGTTTCGATGTTGGCGAGCAGTTCGTCAAGATCGGGTGCGGCAACTCGCGTGCCCGTTTTGGGCGTGGCCGACATTCGGTTGGAGAACATATCCACGCCGTAGGCAATGGAACGGATGGAGATGGAAAAGTCGTCAGGGTTGTCACCAGACGATTTAATCCAAGCGCGAGCATCATCCAGCGTGACCGGTCGGTCGCGCACTGCCTCAACGCTGCGAGAGCCGTCAGAGGACTGCTCGGTGGTTTCTGCTGGCTTGCGAAAGCCGCCAGGGGTGACAATGGACTCTCCCGCCGCACGCAACTTCCTGTGCTTTTGGATGAAGGTTTTGCCAGTTCCCCAGCGGTGAGCAACTTGCTGGTTGCTGAGGTTCAGATTGTCTAGGTCTGAAATGAAAGCCTGATTGCCAAAAAGTCCGTCATGCTTGTGCGCCATTGACGCCTCCCTTAGTCGGGGTAAGTCTACACTAGGCGTTGAGAGTGTAAAGCGTCATGCCCCGTACAACTGATTGAGCAACCCCAGCCCAAATCCGGCAACTGCCACAATGCCGAGGGCGATAGTCCAGCCGTTGACTTTGGGCGGCTTGGATTCACGGATCGCTTTGATGTCGCCTTTCATCTCGGTGACATCCTGCTGAAGTTTGCTGATAACCAAGTCCTGTGCAGTCTCTTTAGAAGCCTGAACTTTCATTGCCTCCCCGAAGAACTCCATTGTGACGTTGATCCTCTCAAACTGCTGCGCAATGAATACTGCGTCAACTTGCACGGTTTCGCGCGGTTCGTTGGGGCTTGAAGAGGATTGCATGGTTTTCTTTCTGTCGGGGTTTCACGCTACCAATTTTACAGGATGGCGTGACTTGTCCTCACCTTGGGGGACTGGCTATTACTGAACGGTGCGGGGCTTGTTGACGTTGGCGTTGACGCCCGCAAAGTCATCTTTCAGCGCGTCGTTCACGGCCCGTGCAATAACCTGAGGGCTTGCCCCGCCAGTCGTGGTGCCTGCCGTGTAGCGCGCAATAAGGTCGGCCCACGCCTTGTCCGACACGGGCGTGTGCGGGCCATACGCGGCTGAGAGCGGCACGGCGATGTCGTTGTCGCGCTCCCGCGTGTACAGCATCACCGGGTTCACCGGCTCCCCGAGCGTGGCGTACTCCGACTTGCCGAAGATGACGCCACCACTTGAGTCCAAGGTGGACTTCTTGACGATGTTTAGGGGCATATTCTTTTTCCTAACTGTGGCAGGTTTTGCTTGTCCGAACGGGATAGTGAAGTACGGCTCCGGGTCAACACGAACACCGTCGAGAAACACGTCGGTGTGCAGGTGAATTCCATCAACCTGCGTGCCGGTATTGCCCATGCGACCGATGAACGTGACCCCTTGCACGAGGCGTTGGCCGACGACGACGACAATGCCGTGCTTCGGGAAGTGGGCTTGGCGCACCACAATGCGGGGGTTGATGCGAATGAGTAGGTAGTAGCCGACGAGCGCATTCCAGCCGATATTCTCGACAACACCGTCTGCGAGCGCGAATACCCGCTGTGAGGTTTCCGGGTCGTCCTCAAGCCACCCGTGGTCGAGGCCGTTGTGGAAACCGAAACGGGGGCGCGGGCCATACCGAACCGTGATTGGCCCAGGCACGGGGTGCATGAACATCAGACGAGGCCCTTCACCGTCAACCGGTTCACGGTCACGTTGCCCGAACCGGCAAAAATCGTGAAGCTGTTGTACGCCGTCAGCGTGCGATGCAACCCCGACACGTTGTACAAACCCGTTGCGGAAGTCATCGGGTTGGTTGATGCAACTCCTGCAATGTTCCACATTGTCGCGTCTGTAGTGTTCGGAGTCGTGACCATGATCTGCCCAACGTGACGCGCATTGATCGCACCAATACCTGACGACACTTGGACTTCTGCCGCATTCAAAGACTGAACAGCGGCGGCAGTTGCGTTCACTGCCGTGAAACGCTGATTGTCGTATGCAGTCGTCGCGTCTGTTGCGTCTACCGCAAATCGTGCGTTCAAACCCGCAGCGGCAGATGTCGTCACGTCGTAGTCAATTTGAAACACGCGAAACGTTGACGGGAACGCGTCCCGAGTTCGCACCAACGCAACGGAAGAGGAGGTGACAACGCCAGCGGCGGAAACCGAGCCGTTGGTTACGGATGAGGGAACTACCTGAACAAGCCCCCCCGCGTAGTACGGGTTCCAGGCGGTTGTGTAGCGGTAGGTCACATCTGTATCTTGCTGGTAACCCCAGTCGCCCTCCGCCATGCCAGTCTGGGCGGTTCGAGCCGCCGCGTTTGCCCACACAAAAGACTGGATTTGCCTCGTGTCGTTGACCTTTGAGTCCAGCGCGTCTTGCACCGAAGTCGCCACGGCTGCGCTAATTGCCTCCGCGCTCATCGCCGTTGACGAATCGGCGTAGTAAATGTTATCCGGGCTGGTGGTTGGCACTACTGGCTCCTTGAATTGGTTTGGGCCTGAAGGATTGCAATTTGGCGACGCATTTCTTCTACGACCCGCTCAAGTTCGGCAATGTACCGACCTTCTGCGCCTGTCCATTGGATTCCGTTGAGCGCCATACAAACAATTCTACCAGTTGACTAAAGCCCCTTATGGGGAATGATGTCCTGGTCTTCGCAGAGGTAGCCAAGCCATTCCGCGTCGTGATCCCCCACTGTTTTTCCGCTCCAGGTGGCGTCAAAACTGTCAACAGTAACATGCCGCACGCATTCAAGCGTAGTTTTCGTTCTGCCGATAGCCGCACTTGTTACCCTGTAATCGCAGTTTTGGTACTTAATGAGAGAACCGGCCACAAGCCCCAGACCGTCAACATCCTGGGTGGGGATTGCGATACTCAAAGAAAGCCTTGGCCCAGAACCGTCAAGACTCGCCCAAATCCCAGAATCGTAGGCTTGCTCAACCGTGTTGATAAATGGGTTTGTAATGCTAAACGCGACTTGTTGCTTTACCTTTTCGGGGTCTGCGCCAGTGAGGAGGCTTACTGTCGCTGGGTTGGCGACGACACCAGTGCCAAAGAGGCTGAGGGCCGCGTATTGATTCTGTCCGTCCGAAACCGCCATTGAGTACGGCGCGGTCGTGGAGGGGATTTGCTCTCGTGGGCCAACCATTGTTATCTCAATTGCGCCGGGGTTGTTTTGGTCTATTGCTACCGAAACGGAGCCGCCGTAGTCTTCCCACTGGCCCGCGACAATGGGTAGGCCAGTTGAGTCGATAATGAAATACGTCCCCTGGCCGGGGATGAACGCGGTTGTGCGAGTGGGCTGGATGATGGCTGTGAGATATGCGTCACTCTGAACGGTGGTTCTATTGGTTTCCGCAGCGTTTACCGAGATGATGCGGTTGTCATCCGAGCGCGCACTGTAGACTTCCGCACTAACCGTCGAGTCGTAACTGAGGGGAAGGTTTGCTCCGCTAGCATCGTAGGAGATGGTTTCCACCGTTGCGCTTGCGTTGCTGTGGCGAATGTCAATTTGCCTGCCAGCCTGAATGTTTGTGGGCGAAACCGTGGGAGACCCTTCATAGTTGCTGAGGTCTATCTGCTGGCTCAGTGAGCGGCGCACAGTTATGACGTTGTTCACCAGGGCTATTTCCCAGTTGGTGCCATCTGCATTGTTGACCGCGCACGACATCTGAAGCCACTCCCACACACCGCCCCGCCAGCCTTCGGACGGAGGTGCGAGAATGGCCGTGGGCGCGTCTATCCCGCTACTCAACTCCCACTCTGCTGCGGTTTGGTTGGTGTAGTTTGTGTCGTAGTCCATCCACAGCGCGCGAGTGCGACCGGTGATCTGCCACGGCCCGACTTCTGGGGTGAAAGTTGCAGAGTCAACAAGAAGGTTCACAGAGGTCGAGTAGTCAGAAGTGTTACACACTCGTACATTGAGCTGGGCGTTGCCGTCCGACTTGCCATAGTCCATAAAGACGGCAAGTTCTGAATCCCGGTCGAGGGCCGCGATGGAGGTTGACCCGGAAATTGTATTTTCGATTCCACCGGACATCGAAGCGCCAGTAAAAGACAGCGTATCTGCCGACCAGTCGAGGGTGACCGTGACGAAAAAGCCGGTGCCCTCGTTGGAGCTTCGTGGGCCACCGCTGAAGTAGATGCTCCAGTTGTCTCCATTGGAAATGCGGGCCTTACAGGCCAGTCTTGAAAGACCGGGCATGGGGACTCCGCCCGATGGTGCTGGAGAAAAGTTGGAGCCAGCAATTGACTGCATCCAAATCTTGTTGCTACCAGACACAAGCGCGGGGTTGCTTGCGGCTACGTAGTGCCAGCGCGGCTGATATGTCGCTCGCCTAAAAAGGGAGCCGTCGCTAAAGGCGACAGTGAAGTTGCCGAAAGACGGCGACGATTGCGCGCCACTGGCGTCAAAACCGGCACCGTGGCCGTTAAGGCTCCAAAAGACGCCACTGGTCTTAGAACACAGGTTGGTGCCAAGCATTTGCTCTGCCAGCTCAACCGCAGCGGGCACCGAGCCGCTAATCATTGGCGGCATGGAGCGAACCGCGTCGTAGCGAGCCAGCAGGGTGTCCTGTACGCACGCAATGCGTTGCCCAGTCTTAGTGACGCTTCGGATGATGCCAGACACATCTCCCAGCGCCAAAGGGGTCGCGGTTGCTTCATTGTTGATGAGCAACACGCCCTCGCCAGCATCCACACCTGCATACGAAACGGAGCCGGTTCCGCCCGCGCGCTCGTTGGGGTTGACCGGTGTGGCGTATTCCATAACCTGCCATCCAGGTTCAATGTCGCCTAGAGCACCAGAGCCAACCGTCGTGACTGCCATTCCATTAGTCATTAAGTCCAAGCTCCAACTTCTGTAAGCGTAGTGCTCAACGCCTTGCGGGGCGGGTTGATGTACGAATAGGTTTCAGGGCGGGCATTGTCGGAAAACTTCAGGCCCGTGTGCCCCTCGCCGGGGATGTGGCCCCCCGTCAGCGTTGGAGTCGTTCCGGTGGGCCACAGTTGCGCCATCGCGGAGGCGATTGTCAGCGTGGATGCGCCGCTACTTGACCGGGTGAAGTAAACTTCTACGGCCTGATATGACGAGCCTGCAAAGGTTGCGTTCATGCGGGTGGAGGCGGTGGGGTCGAGAAGAGTCAGGTTGCTCGTGCTGGCGTAGGTGCCGTCCGTATTGACTGGTCGAACCTGCACAACGCCATTACCCGTTGCACTTCCCGAAAAGCCCAAGTGAAGCGTGTGTGTGGGCGGAATGACGATAATGCACCGATAGGGCATTTCTGGTGCGCCCGTACCGTCCGTCAGGTTGAAAAGCGCCGAACGCAAAGGTTGATCGTAAGAGTTTGCGCTCGTGTCAGCGTAGCCGTTGTGGTGCACGCTAATACCGGGCCAGCCCAATTCCACCAGGCCGGGGGAGGCCCAATGCGCGGGCAAGACGTTGGACTCAAAGATGTACGGGTCGGCAAAGTAGATAAGGCCAGTGCCGTAAAAGCCGGATGCAAACTTGTTGAAGACATTGAGGCCTTCACTACCTTTCAGCGGCGCGTTAAACTCAAACTGGTACTGCTTGTGGAACGCGCTGGAACGCTCAATGGCCGTTCCGCCATTCTCGAAAAGCATGGAATCAACAAAGCCAACGTTGATTGCTTCGCCACCGGCAAGGGGTGCGGGAACCCACTGCATTTTCTTGGTAGGGACTCCGAACCATAATTGCTTAGCCATTACGGCTGGCCCCCCATCGCAACCATCTGCTTGTTTCCTTTGTTTGAGGCCCGTGCAATCTCTACCGAGTCTACCGCAATCACGACATCGCCCGATCCGCCAGCGGCACGCAGTATGGCGCGATCCGTGGGAGACAATTCCACCATGAGCGCACCGCCGCCCCGAACCGGGCCGCCGCCAGCATAGGATGCGCCACGACTAGACGGCATTTGACCGCCAAGCGCGTTCATGTATGAAGGCTTCGGCAAGCCCGTCGCCTGGTTGACGCCAGACTTCGGCACGACGTACTCGCCCTTGTGGACTACACCGGCAGGGTCGTACTTGCCGCCGCGACCCGTGTAGCCACCCGTGTAATACTGACCCGAGTTGTAGAGGTCACTGAGCGACCTTGCGCGATCGCCGAAAAGCACTCTTCGGGAGGCCGGTTCTGCCGGATTTGAGGCGATGGCGAGCGCGGATTGAATGGATGCCAAGATTGCCGCACCGCGAGCTTGCTTTTTGAGCGCATCACTATACGCCTCACTGAAGCCAGCGCCCGCAGCCCCGCCAGCCGAGCGCGCTTGGGCGACGAACTCGTTGAGGGCCTGGAGCGCAGGGTTGACGTTTGCTGTCACCGTGATGTTGCGCGGCACGTTAGCAATTACCGTCGAGAGGTCATCGAACGATGCAATGTACGGTTGCAGTTGTGTGTTGCTAAACCCGAGGGCTTGCGCCTGCGCCAAGAACTCCGCCCGTGACTTGTTGACGGCAGCGTTCAACTCCGACTGGTCGGCACCGCCAGCGGCAAGCGCGGTGATGTAATCTTCGTAGTTTTTGATGAGGCCAGTCAGCACGCTACGGTTCTGGCGAGCGGCTTTCGAGTTGCCTTGCAGTTCCGTGGAGGCGTCGGCCTGCGTTTCGGCAATCTTTTCGTTTAGTTCAGCGATTTCGCCGCGCAACACATCGCCACGCAAGGTGTCACCGTATGCGTCTGCCACTGACAGGAAGTATTCTTTGATGGAGCGGTCGGCGGTGAGTTGCTGGATTTCGATTCGCGCGTCACGGATGCGCTGAGCAAGAGCATCCCACGAGTCGGCCACGTCATCGACCGCCAACTGCGATCCGAAGCGAATGTCAAAAGAACGGCTAAAAACACTCGACAGGTCGTTGGCGTAGTCCACAAGCGTGCGAACTTGGCGTCCAGCGCCACCGGCTGAAGACCCAACGCCGTCGAGGGCAGAGGCATAGTCTTCGGCCCCGCCCGTTGCCGTTGCGTAAGGGTTTGTTACTGCGGCAGGCCCCTGATTCGGGTTCTTGAAAGAACTAGACGCTGGGCCTTTAGTCCTTGCAACTTTTGCTCCGCCAAAACCTCCACTGTTGAAGAATTGGAATATGCCACCTAGCGGCCCCGCCAAAATGCTTGCGGCCATTAGTTCCATGTTGCGACGGATGTTTGCCGTAGATTGCGCAGCCTGGGCTTCGGTCTGCCCAAGGGCTTGAGAAACCCCGTTGTACCATGCGTAGAACGATCCGAGGTTTTGGTCTAAGGCGCGACTCATGTCTTTGCCGCCGTTGAGCACAATGTCGGTAAGTCCGATGAAGGCGGTTGCGACAAGGCCGATAAGCCCGAGTCGAGCGGCAAGTCCACCTATTGCCCCATTGAGGGCCAACATGGAAAATGCGGCCCTATTGCCAGAGGCGGAAACAAAGCCAAGAGTTGTTGCCATCGTGCCCAGCGAAGCGATGATCCCCGTTCCGCCGAGCGCCAGAGAAGCCGTCTTAATGGCAAACAGTGAAGCAACGGTTAGTGCCGCTGCCGCGCGAACCGCCGCAAGTGCGCCAACCAGTATAAGCAGTGCGCTGGCGGCACGGAATAGGGTTTGCCCCACCGGCGATCCCGCGATTTCGGTAAGCGCCCCAAAGAACCCAGCCATCGCCGGTAACGCGGTGCGCAGGAACTCCAAGAATGGCTGTCCAGCAGTTGCCAGGAAACGCCCAATAGAGTTGAGGAGCAATTGAAATTGACTCGCCACATCATCGAGCACAACGGCGAACGCTTGGTCGAGGAAGAGGCCCTTTTCAAACGCAGTCTGAGCGTTACCCATGTCCTGCTCGACCTGGTTCAAGTTTTGGCTCAGACGCCGGAATGTGTCAGTAACGCGCAGTTGCGCAAGGCCAAGGCGCTCAAGCGACGCGGTAACAGCAACATTGTCGCCACGTATGTCATTCAAGCCCTCAACAAACCCGCGCAACACTTCTTCACCTTGGCCGTTACGCACCATTGCCTCAAGTTGCTCAGAGGTGACGCCTACAACCGTGGCGAAGTCGGAAAGCCGTTGCCCACCATCAGCGACCGCCAAGTTCAGCGTTCCGAAGAAGGTTTCCAGCGAACCGCGAGACTTTTCAGGTGCCACACCAAGGGAGGCGAGCGACCCTGCAAGACCAACCACTTCGGCCGCAGTGAACCCAGCGCCCGATGCGGCGGCGGCGATTTCTTTGGTGACCGAAATGAGTTGCGCTTCAGTCGTGTTCGACTTGCTTGCAACAAACGCAATTGCTGAACCCAAGTTTTCGTACTTGGCGGCAGGTACGTCAAGAAGCTCACCGATGCGACCGAACGCAAGTGCCGACTCTTCCGCAGAGATGCCCGACAGCCGGGAGAACTTCGCAACGGTGTCGGTAAACGAAACCAAGTCGGCCTCAGCAATGCCCAACTGCGCACCGAGCGAGCCGATCTTTGTCAACTCTTGGAAAGTCAGCGGTAGGACTTCCGAGAGGTCAAGGAATTGCTCGCGCAAGCCTTCCAGGCCCGCACTTGAGCGCCCAGCCGAGTCAAGGGTGGTGCGCTCAATCTCCGTGAAGGCAGTCTCATAGCGCGCCGCAAACAGGCTTGTCGCCGTGACAGCACCGAGGGTTGCTGCGGAGACTGCGGCATATGTGGTGGCTACGTCGTAGAGGGCGTAGCGGGTGCGAATGAGGTTGCCCTCTTGCGCCGCGAGCGACGCAGTGTGGGCCGCAACGCCGGAAGTGGCGCGCTCCTGGTGTCTTAGGTAGTCCTCGTAGATGCGGTTCTGAGCATCCCAAGCTTTTTCGGCTTTCTTTAGCGCGCGCTCTTGCGCAAGGGTGTCATTGGTTGAGCCGACAATTGCCTTACGGGCATTGTTGAGGTTCTTGTCAATGGCATCGACTTGCCTACCAGTAAGGCCAACGGAACTAGCAAACTTAATGTTCGCGTCAATCGCCCGGTCTATCGCGGCGACGTAATCTCGAACGTCGGCTGAAATCTGAGCTTCCATATTGAAGTCGTCAGCCACGCCAGCCCCTACCGATTGAGAATTAAGTCTTAGACCATTCTATCAGTCGGGACTTGCCTGTTTGGCGATGTAATCATAGTAGTCGTCACGAGTCGGCAATTCACTAACGGCCGAATCCGGCACGGCGCGCACAAACTCATATTCGCCGTCTTTCAAATCCTTCTTTTTCTTCTGACGCTCTTTACGGCGCTTAGACAACTCTTTATCGGCATAACACACATAAGTGTCAACCTCAAAGCGAATTGCGCTATCGGGATTGCGACACAGCCAAACGGGGTTGCCGCACTTATCACACATCTCTGAATTGAGGCGCGAAAAAGCAACGGCAAACTTGTGATCCCATTCAGACCAATTAGAGTTAGGTTTCTTCAGCGCAAGAATGTGCGCGCTAGGCCGCAAGCCCAATTCGATTGCAGACTTCAGATGCTCCATGTAGCGTGCTCCTGGTTTTGAGGCCAGAAGCTGAATCAAAAATCTGCGTCGATAGCCCCACGCAGGTAGTCGTCAGTGATTGACAACTTCAGGGCCATAGACCACAACTTGCCGAACTCAATGGTCGGCCATTTGTCGCGGAAATCAGCCACGTCCTCGTGCGTGAATCCGGCGTGCTGAATGTGGGCTGCAATAACGCGATCCTGGTAGAAGTCGTCGCGCTCCTCGGCAAACGTGGGGTCGTCGGGCGTGCCAGCCGGGGGCAGCGGGTAGTCTTTGCGCACATCGTTTCGGATGCGCTTGATGGCGCGCTTGCCCAAACCACGGAACTCGAACGTCACCGCAGAGGCTTCAATGGCCTCACGCAGTTCAGCACCTTCGGCCTCCAGCGATTCCAGGCGGGGCTTCAGCGCCAGAATGCGTGCCTCGTATTCGGCATCCTCTTCGCTAATCTGACGAGCCGATTCGGCCTTCAGCGTGCGCAGCGCCTCATTGTGCTTCTCAAACGCCAAGTTGATGCGCTTGTTCGGATACACGGTAACCGTGTCCGACACGTCAATGTCTTCGGCCAGAATCTTGCGCACGGCATCCGGGTCTGAGGCGAGGCGCTTTTTGATTTCTTCAGCGCCGCTAATGGCGCTTTCGATAATCTCGTTCTCGTTGATGCCGTCGTTGTCCGTTGACATTAATCCTCCTAAAAGACTTTGACCCGCCAACCCATTAAAGTTGGGCGGCGGGTCTTAGTCTAGCAGGTTTGCTGGTCTAGCTCACGGTTGCGGCAAGCACATCGGGCGTGCCCGAAGCGCCGTAACTCACGGTCACGTTGACCGGCCCGCCAGTGGCAACGGCGGTCACGACGCCGTGGTTGGAAACCGTCACGACCGCAGGGTTGGCGCTGACGTAGGTTGCACGCGAGCGGATTGACTTCCCATCGAGTGTGGGAAGAAGCACTAGGCGGTCACCCACCGCCATCGTGTCCGTCGCCGGGATGCCCAACACGGCAGAGCCGGAAGCGACCATCGTGTTCGTGTAGAGCAGACCTTGAGGCAGGAAGTTGACTTGGAACTTCGTGGACGTGTCACCCGAGGTCAAGTCAGCGGTGAACGAAACAGTAACCTTGTACACGCTGATGTTGTCAGCCGCAGCAAACACCTGAGTAGCGGGCTTCTCGGCAATGCGCGTGACTAGGTAGCCCGTCACGCCCGACGTGCGGAACGCCTCAAAAGCATCCACATACACCGAGTCGGTGGCCTGGTTGTTCTTGTCGCGGAAGAAGTCAAGCACGGCCTCATAGTTGCCCGAGCCACGGCTAACCGCGTTGCCCAGGTCGGTGAGTGCGCGGTCTTCAATGTCGTCAGAACCGGTGGAGCCAAGCGCATAATCTTCCCAAGCGATAGCACTTGACAGATCAAGGCCATCGTTGTTCAGTTCAGTTGCGCTAGGGAACTCAGGGTTGGTGAGGTCGGCTTCAAGAATCCACGCAACCTTCACGTATCCGTTAGCAGTTTGCTTAGCCATTACGCGACCACGCTCACATTCGTGTAGATTTCGCCCTGCGGCTTAAACCGAGCGCCGAAGTAGGTAAGACCGCCATCTTCGGCAATGTCCGTGCCGTAGTCGGTCTCGAAAAGGAAGGCCGAGATGATGTCGTTTTCGGCAATGACTTCGCCCTGCAACTTGTCCACGCGCTTGATGAGCCAGTATTCGCGGCCCACCCCGTTGAAGAGGTCGTAGAACGTGTTGTAGTAGGGGGTGTCAGTCGTGCCGGTCTTGTTGCGGAAACCGTCAAGCTCCGCCTCATAGTTGCGGTACGTCTGGGTCTCGACGCTTGCAATGTCGCACAAACTTTGCGTGTCGTCCGTTGCGGGGTCGGTCTCGTTCAGCGACTCGCCGCTGTCGTCCGTAATGGCGCACGAAATGTCGAGGATGAGGCCGTCAGCAACATCCAGTGCGATGTCGGCGGCGCTCGGCGCGCTCCAGTCGGTGCGGGCCTCCGGAAATGCGGCCCAGATTGAAATATGGCCCCTCAGTACCTTTTGCTCCGCCATTAGCCGCTTACCTCATCAAAATCAGTCACAGGGGACTCCTTGGTAGTCTTGTCCTCCGCAGGAGCCTCGGACTTCTTGGGGTAGACCTTTTTGGCAATAACAACCTTGTCGGACTCTTCTTCGTCCTCAAAATACAGTTCGAGGTTTTTGCCGAGTTTCCGGTGCGAAATGATATTTAGGGGATAGTCCCTAATCACTCCGGTGACAGTGTTGATTGCTAAAGGCATGAGTCCAGTTTACACCATGGGGTGTATTATGCGTCGGTGAGATTAGCCCAGTACAAAAAGTAGACTTCACTAACGTACACTGTCGGTTTCGACTCAACGACTTGGCTGAACTGTCCCCCACCAATCAGCCGCAACGGCCCCGTATTATTCGACACCGAATATCCCGTGCCCACTTCGGCAATCTTGCCAGCGATTTCACGCGCCACCTTGCCGCTGGAAGCCACCGCACTCAAAACGACACGCTGGCTAGTGGGCTGCTTCTCCTCACCAGCCACACTCCGCCCCTGAGTGGTTGCAACCGGCGAACCAAAGTCGATAACGACATAGGGCACGAGGATGTTGTTCGTCCACGGCATGTCACCGGGTTCCGGGTAGCCATCTTCAAGCACGTCTTGCGCAAGCTGAGTGCGGAAATATGCGGCCAGTGCTTCCTGGTCTGCGTAAGGGTTAACCGTCATTTGCCGAACTCTGCTTTCATTCTCGCCATAAACTTTTCACGCACAACCACATATGAGTCGAGCAGGCTGCGCGCTTCAGGCACACCGTAGCCTTTTTCTTGAATCTCAAAGTATTCAAGAATCTCTTTCAGCCAGCCCCATCGGCCTACGATCAGGGTTTTTGACTCTTTTTTCGTGTCAGAAGAAATGGCTTTCATCATGTCGCCAGAATCGTTGCGTCCAGCACTATTACCGATGTTACGCCCGAAGCGGTAGCGTCCATAAGGTGTGGTCGCTTTGTCAAGGAAGTCGCGTTGGATTTCTTCGCCCTCTTTTACGCTTTCATCAACGATGGCAAAAGCCTTTAGCGGGATTTCACGCTTCCGTTTTTGCAACTCCGCGATAAGCGCCTGCGGGCTACCTTTCGTGTACTTGACTCCCATTAGACGACATTTTCTACGTTCACAGTCGCCTCAATGGTGGTCGTTGCGCGCCAAGACGAGTTGACTTCCGAATCCACCGCAAACAAGTAGCCAAGCAGTTCCGGGTTGCGCTCAGCAGCAGTCACACTAATCAGCCAGCCGCGCTTGATGCGCCCACTATACGAGTCACGAGGTATTTGCACTCGGATGCGAACTTCACCGCTAGGATTACCGCCACCGCGCGTATCAACGGAAAGCCGCACGGGCTGCACGCGCGCCGGAATGCCCGAAGCCACCACGGACGAGCCGGTGTTGGTGTACTCGTTGGTGTCCACGTCAAAATCTGATGTAACGAGCGAAGGGTCAAGGATGCTCACCGTTGCGTTCATAAAAGTGGTGCTGACGTTGGCAATTTGGTCAGCCCAGACGACCTGCTCTTTCATCAGGGAATATACCCAATCGGCCAGGGCCAGCGCGTAATCGGCACCGGGCCAAGCTCGGGGGGCCACTCGTATTGCTTGCCCGTGTCAACAATCAGGAAACCCTCATCGCCTTCCGCATCTGCCGCCTCGCCTTGGGCAAACATCTGCCGCGCTTGTTCGCGGAACTGTTCGGCACGCTCACGCATGTCCACTTGCAGATCGTAGTCCTTGACAGTCTGCGCTTGGTCTGCGGCCTGTGTGGCGAGAGCATTGAGGGCCAAGCCTGCGGCGCGGTAGATGTTCGTGTTGAGCAGCAGGTAGCCGTCAATTTCGTCGTCACTGAAAAAGGCGTAGTTGCCGACACCCTGGTTGACCCCAGTGGCGTTAGTGTCGCCCACCAAAAGCCGGAACTTTCCGACATCGGTAGTGAAAACTGGGGGGAAGACGCCGGAAGTTGACATGAGACTATTCTACAGCGTTGGCGATTCTTAGATAAAGGTGGTATTGACCATCGCGCCAGCGGCAGTTGCCGTCGTGTCTGTATTTGCCGCCGCCCCTGTAATTGCCATAGCAATTCCCGTCGCAAAACGTTCACCCATTGGCCCGAAGTCGCTGATAAATACGGCACCTGCCAACACCGGAATAACAAGCACCGGCACCGCAGATGCAAGGGTTGGGGCCGTCGTCTGGTTATACAACTTTACGAAAATTGGCGATGCGGTTTGGTTGAAAATGGAGATGTTGTAAACCGTGCCAGCAGATGCCTTCAGAAATGAAGTATTCGTAGTCGTGGTGGTAATTGTGCGAGTAGTCGTTGGCGTTGCGGGCGTGTTCGTCGTCGTGCCCGCGCTAGTCAGCGAGCCACCAACCGTGAACGTGCCGGAACCCGTCACCGCGCCAACAATGTTCGACCCTGCCGCCAAGCGCGCGTCAAGCGTGTGCATGGAGGGGGCTTGACGCTGATCCTGAATGACCACATCTTGCCCCGCGAAGTTGGCAATCGTCACAGAGCCAATAGTCCATGTGGTCGTAGAGGCTGGGTTGGTTGTACCGTTGACGCTGCGCAGTTGCAAGTAAAGGTTTTGGTCGTCGGGCACATTGACGGCACGATAGGCGCGGTCGGTAATGTTGGGCGACGTTGCCGAAGTAACAACTTGATCGGATACGCGCGCACGGGCGTCATTGCCGCTAATGATGATCGCGTGGCCGGGGCTTACGGTCGTGTTGATGGTCAGGGTCGTGTCAGTGTCTTTCCATCCGTACCGTTGGTTGTTGTAGGTGGCGGCTGTTGCCGTGGTGCCGCTGTACACAACTTGGTAGTACGACCAGCCGAACGCGCTGACGGTGCCCGTGCCCGCCGAGCCGCCCGCAATGGTCAGAGTAATGACGTTGCTGGCAATAGATGCGATGGTGGCACGTTGCGACGGAAGGGTGCCCGTACCCGAATACCCGCCAACGGTGAATGCTTGACCCACGCTCATCTGAGTCGGAACCGAAGGTAGGGTTACCGTCATTGATGTCGCGCTGGCAATTGTGGCCGCTAAAGCATCGCCCAAAACGTCAACAAGTTCGACAATGAAGCTCTGGTTGGCGATTCTCTGTGACAGGAAGCTCGCGCAACTAAGCCGGACGCCACCCGAGTAGGTTTCCAACCCCCGCAAAATAATTTCTTGGTTTGCGGTCGTACCTGTAGTGATAACTAGGTTCCCGCCACCCTGGCTGACACCGACACCCGCGCTACGAAAAACAATGCTGAGCATGTCCGTATCGACTGCGTTTGCGGCGACAACTTTGCTAAAGCCCAGTCGATGCTGGCGCTGGGGAACTGACTGAACCGGAACTGCGGTAGTGAACTCAGTGGGGATTGTGTCGGCTGCAATCAGCGGCGGCGTTTTAGCATCAATGGACTCAACGGCAACCTCCGTGGCCGCACTTGAAGTTTCAAGATTCTGAAATACGGATGGCATTAGTTTTCTCCTACAATCAAGTCAATGAAGTTGCCAGCGCCGTCCGTCTGGAACCAGGCATATTCGCCAAGTGCGGTTGGTGCCACCGAGCCGATAAATATGCCCTCTGGGACGCCGGGGATGCCTTGCGGGCCAGTAGGCCCAGTAGCGCCTATTGGGCCAGGATCACCTTGAGGCCCGGTGGGGCCTGTGGCACCCGTGAGTCCAGTTGCACCCTGCGGCCCTGTCGGCCCCGTCGCGCCGGTCAAACCCGTAGGGCCAGTGGGGCCTGTCGGCCCAGTTGCGCCGGTCAGGCCCGTAGGGCCTGTTGGGCCGGTAGCGCCCTGGACGCCTTGCGGGCCGGTCGCTCCAGTAAGTCCGATGGGGCCAGTGGGGCCTATTTCACCCTGGGGGCCAGTCGGCCCAGTCGGGCCTGCGGGGCCAGTCGCACCTATAGGCCCGGTCGGGCCAATGGGGCCAGTAGCGCCCGTCGCACCAGTTGGGCCAGGGTCTCCCTGCGGGCCGGTAGGGCCTGTCGCTCCGGTGGCACCCGTAGGCCCAGTCGCCCCGGTAGCGCCAGTGGGGCCTACTTCGCCTTGCGGGCCAGGGATGCCCTGAACCTGCACAACCTCAACAACTGCCGGGTCTGCCGGAACGACAACCTCGATGACAGCCGGGTCGGCGGGTACAACAACCTCAATGACTTCAGTCACGAGTTACATCCTGAGTCCACACGGTGCGCCCTTGAAGGAAGGTGCGCTCAATGGGGCCATTGATGCCGCGCAAATCCATGAAGCCATCTGAGCCAAGAGACTGCGCTTGACCCGAAGTCATGGTTAGGATAATCACGCCATTGGCTTTGTCGCTCTGGTCAACCGTGAAGGCCACGAACTCTTCATCGCTACGGTTTTTGCGCCACTGTGCGCTAAACGTCCAAGCGGAAAGGTCTACCGGGTCACCTGCGGGTTCTGGCTCGGTGCGGAAACGGTATTCCAAATAAACGCTGTCGCCTGCGTAAATTGGGATGTCGCTAACGGTTGCCGGTGCCATGAGAGCCTTTCGTTGCCTAGAAACAAGTTTATCAGGCGCAAAAGGCCCCCTCGGAATCTGCCCGAAAGGAGAAGGAGGGAAAAACTTTCGGGTGACTCTACGAGGGGGCCGCGAGCGGGAAGGGCACTCGCTTTATTACATCCTAGCACGCCAAAACGCCCTGGGATTTTCAGGCCCCAGGGCGTTTAGCGTTACCTTGTCGGGTATAACCCTATTTGGATCAGGAGAAGAAGGGGCTGGCCTTCAGTTCCGTTACCAAGGTATTCAGGTAGGTGCGAACAGCCGCGAGGTCAGCAAACGACCCCGGAACGGCAGTAAGCGCCTGAACCTGCGCAGTCGGAACCGGCAGGTTGCCCACGATAACCAACGGCTCAGGATCGTGCGTGGCCGGATTGGTTGCCGACTGCGTAAGCACGACGGGCTTGGGTGAAGTCATGGTGTTGTCCTAACGTTAGGTGGTGCGACTAGTCGTTTCCAGTTTACCGCATTACTCCACCCATTTGTATCGCTGCCCGGAAATCACCCTCCCGACCTGAGAGTTGGAAATGCCCAAAGCATTTGCTATCCGATACCTACCAAGCCCAGATCGAGACATTTGCCTAATAGTCAAAACTTGCTCTTTGGTCAATTCGGCCTTTTTTTGAGCGTGCGAAATAACGGTTTTCGGCCTATCACTAGGCCAAGGGACGTGATTCCAGCGAGAGTTTGTTGCGATGGAAGATATAAGGCTCTTTGATACAAAAAACTGCTGGGCCAATACAACTTGCGATTCCCCATCCCAAATCCTTGCTTTGATTTCTAAAACCTGATCTTCGGTAAGCTTCGACTGGGTTTGCCCTGAGCCTCTGCGCAGCCTTTGCAGTCGCTCCTCTGCCGTCAACCTTACCTTTTCTTTTCGCGGGTATCGCTCTCTCATGGTCGCAATTCTCTTTGCTTCGGAC